TTAATAATTTAAAACTCGAATACAGGTTTCATCGTAACCATAGGCTCTCAAATAGTTATTAATATAAGATATAATATTTTCACTACCAACAGGATTAAACGAATGAACATAAATTTGAGGAAGTGGTACATCAGTATTCATACTCAATTCAACTAAGAATTTAGCAGCATGAAATCCAGTTTTTTCTTTGATGTTATTATAATCAATGGTTTCACCACCATTAATAAGTTCTCTCATAGCACTATCATCAAGATCGTGATCTAATGAAATTAGTTCAATATTCTGTAAGCCAATTTCATTAACTTTTTCAACAAATTTTTGATAAGTGCGAACTATGATCCAATCTTTTTCAGCTGGTATTCGACAATCGTCTAAATAAATTTTATATTTCATTCTATTTCAGTTATTTTTCCATAAGTATTAACACACCATTTATAGGCAGCGTCAAATGAATCTCTTTCATCAAGATAGTCCCAATCTTCTATATATGCTTCATCACTTTCATATGGATCGTGCCAAATAGTATAGATTTTCTTACCGGTTTTTTTCGGACCGTCCTTACTATATTTTACCTGATCAACTTCCTGTATGCACAATCCTTCTTCTGTTGATTTATCAATCGAAAATTTCCATTCCTTAGTTTTCATATAATTAGTTTATTAAAGTTAATATACAAATATAATAAAAAATGAGGAAATTTCCTCATTTTTGTCTTCTTATTTTTTCAATATTGTCTAATTTTTTACTTCTTACTTCTTTTAGTTCCATATAGAATATAGTAAGTGTTACATATCCATCTACTTGAGTCTGCTCAGTATGTATTATTTCATACTTACCTGAGTTTAACCAGTTGTTCACCTCACCTTCAAGATCTGTTTTATAGATAGTTATAACTTTACATTTCATACCAGACTATATTTTTATCTCTATATATTATAGTATAGTAGTTCAAGTAAAGTTTTTTATTCTAACTTATAATTTAAAATAGTTTCTATTAATTTATTATAGAAATCATCTAAATTATTTTGTATCTCTAATCCAGGTCTTGCTAATTTTGTTTGAATAATAACATTATTTTTTCTTTGATAATCTGAATGACAACCAACTACAAGAGTCTTATTAATTTTATCTTGTGGATAATGTAACGGCCAAGAATGCCATCTTATATATGAGCCATATTCAAATAATGTTATGGGGTTTAGTGAGCCATATGAAAACCAGAAACCAATAATATCAGATTTATTCAATTTATCATATTCCCATCTAACTTGAGGATCCTCCTCTGGAATCTCTTCACACCTTGGACTAAAAACAATAACATCCTTATATTGAAGTCTTTCATCATTTAAGAATCTATCACACAAATCTTTTTGCCAATTTGGACAATTACTAATGCCACCTGCGAGAAAAATTTTAATAATATCTAGTCTAGATTCATTTGCTGGTGATTGTACTATTTCTACCATACTCTATTTTTTATTAATATAGAAAAAATATATTGTTTAGTTTTTTAATTTGAATTAAGTATTTATAATATATAAATAAAAAAGATTAAAAATGGAAATTAAAATACAACTAGATAAAAATCTTTCCGATGATATTATTGGAGTAGAAGTATCAGAAGATAGCAATCCAGATGTAGTCGTTGGAAAAATAATATCATATAATGCTGAAACTGGAATTGCAATTTGTGAATTAAATAAAAAAGACGATGAATAATCATCGTCTTTTCTAATATTTTTAAATATTAATTATTCTTCTTCGTCTTCATCCTCATCAAATTCAAAGACACCTTCATCTTCATCATCATCTTCATCTTCATCATCTTCATCATCTTCATCTTCTTCATCTTCTTCATCTTCTTCATCTTCATCGTCTAATTCAAAGACATCTTCCTCATCATCGAATTCATCTTCTATTTCTATAATATCTTTACCCATCTCAAGATCTTGAATCATTTCCATAAGATTGTTTAATCCTTCTTCTGGAAATTCTGGCAAATTAATAACTTCTTCAATCCAACCAATCCAATCACCATCGGTTTTCTCATCAATTAGATCAGTAGTATCTGAATCTATAAAGCCTTGCTGCTCCATTTCTAATAAATTTTCTCTGAGGTTATTGATGAAATGATCAATAACATCTTCATCTGCATCTTGTATAAATTCTTTTATTTTCTCAATCATAGTATCAGTATCCATACCGAATTTAGGTTGCATTAAAGTATTATTTAAAGATTCATCATCAGTTTTACCTGCTGGAATTATTTCTGTGACTCCTTCTTTTAAAACATCAAGTCCAGTTTCCGTTCTTTTAGTTTTCTTTGCTTCGTCAGCCTTCCAATTATTTTTGAAATCTTCAAAGCCAAGTAAATTTTCTAATTTTTTCATTTTCTAAATTATTTTTATCAATAAAGTATATATTAAAATAATATATTAATTTTTTATATATACTTAAAAATATAAAGTATCTAAAAAACGTGAAAAGTTATAAATACTTCTTATTAGAAAACCTTACACCAAAAGTTAAATTGGAATTTCCAGACCTTCGTCAGTTTTTTAATTACGATTGTGGTGTTACCGCTATGCAACAAGTTCTCATATATTATGGTGTTGAAAAAAGAGAAGATGAACTAATAAAATTACTTGATGCAAAAAGAACAAGTATTGAAGAACACGGTACTAAACTTGCTAAAATGGTAGAAGTTGCTAAATATTTTGGTTTAGAAGCTGAAGTAGTTAGAAACATATCGATTAAACAATTAAAGAAATATATTGATGAAGGTATTCCACCAATTATTTTAATGCAAGCATGGCGTGATTATTCAGTTGATAATTTGGACTGGAAAAAAGATTATAAGGATGGTCACTATGTTGTAGCTATTGGATATAATGATAATTGTATATTTTTTGAAGATCCTGCATCAGTCACCAGAACATATTTAACTTTTGAAGAACTTGAAGAAAGATGGCACGATGTTGATGATAATAATAAAACTAAGAATAACCACGTTGCTGTTATTATAAAAGGTGAGAAAAAATTTAAAAGCAATTTAATAATCCATATGGATTAGTAATTATGATAACAAAATTTAAAATATTTGAAGGTATATATGATTCAATTATAAATAAATGTGATTCCTATATTTTAATAAATGGAGATTATGAATCCGTGATAAAAACTCTTAAATTAATCAATAAGAATAATATAAATAAAATATTTGGTAATGCTTTGCTAATAACTATTTTAGATGATTTGAAACTTTTGATCGCTAAATTGGAAGAAGAAGCCTATTATTTATCAGATAAAGTAATAGGTATTTTCTTAATACACATACCTTATTATGTACATAAAAGTCTAAAATATATACAGATTAGAAAAGAAATACAAAAACATAAATTAATAGATAAACATTCAGAAAAATTCACAGGTGAATTAAAATTCATAAATGGTGAACCTTTCCTGGATACTTTAATAAAAGATGTAAAAAATATAATATATAAAAAATGAAACATATAGAATCTATCAATGAATGGTTTAAGAGGAAGGATGATAAACTTGATAATTTTATTAAGGATTTAATTAAAATTATTAAAGAAGAAAATTTATTCATTGGTTTTCAGGGATACATAAATAAGGAATATTTCTATCAACCTTATAGCGGCACTTTTAGTATTATTTTTGAAGATAAGAAATATACATTTACTGTTAATTATAAAAACAAATGTGAATTATCTATTTATGGATATCCCCCGGCAAATGTGCAAATAAGAGGTAACTGGTATTTAGAAAATAATGTTAGTATACCACTTAAATATTATAATGCTATTGGAAAAATATATAAGGATAGAAAAAAAGAAGAAGAAAAAAAACAACAAAAAAATGCTATTAATAAATTGCCTGATATTTCAGATGTAGGTAGAGCAGCAAAAAAATATAATTTATAAGAATGAAAAATTTTGAACAATTTTTAAATGAGAAATTTGATAACATTAATAATGATTTGATTAATGAAATTAGAGAATATCTACTAACTAATTATCCAAGTGATTGGTGGAATAATGAATTCTCAAATAGGGTGTATGATTACATCGGTACTGATGATGTTGTTGGTAGTGGAGATGAAGATGATGAATCTACCTGGGAATATGAAAACGAAGAAGAAGCTTATCAAAGTTTATGTACTGGCGGTGCAGTAGAATATGATTTATTAGGCGAAATAAGAGAAGATATTAGAGAACATTTTCATTTATCTGATGAAGAGTATGATATAAACGATATTGGTGATATTGTAGAAGATCATATGTGTAAAATGTGTGATTGGTATGATCATATGATATTTGGTGAAAATGCTGGTGATTTTTTAGGAATAAAAAAAGGTCTTAATAAGCATGGTAATAATTGGTGGAATAATTTACCTAATGAAACAGATGATGGAATTAAATTATGAAATATTTAAAACAATATGAACAAGTACAACCAGCAAAAGTTTGGTTAGTAAAAATCGACCAATATTTTGAAGTATCATTAAGAAAAATTGATATGGATGAAAATGAAATAAAAAGATGGTTATATAATTTTACTAATAATGTATCGAAACCAAAAACAGATGAAATATTAGTAATGTTAAGTCGTTTCGGCGGTTATTCTTGGGATGATGTACCACCTAAATTTGAAGAAGTTATACTCACACCAAAAGAAAAAGAACAATATGACTTAGAAATAAATGCTAAAAAATATAATTTATGAAATATTTGAGACTATATGAACAATTTACAAATAATATAACAATCAGTATAGACATAGATGGAACTATATCTAATTTTACTGAGGCATATAACTATACGTTTAAAAAATATTTTCCAGATAAAGAAACATTTATAGCTGATGATTGGTATTGGTATCGTAAAATGGATTATAATGGTGAAGATCCTGATAAGTGGTTTAAAGCCAAAAAAGCAGAAACTTTTGAATATGCTAAACCTTATCCGAATGCTGTAACTACGGTTAATAATATTTATGATTTTATTAAAAATTATGGATATAAACTCGATATCGTTACTAATCAAGTTACACAAGAATCTAAAGATGCTGCGATAGTATGGCTAAAAAATTATGGGTTTAAATATGATAACATAATTTTTGTTGATTCAGCCAAAGATAAATGGAAATATGCCGATATAATGGTTGATGATGCTGATAAAGTTATTGGAAATAAACCTCTTAGTAAAGTATCAATTAAAGTTGAACAATTATGGAATACAAATGTTGAAGGTGATTTTAATATACCTAATATAGAATCATTGAATATAAATATTATAAAACAGGCTATTGAAAAACTTAAAAGTATTAAGCTCAGATGAAATATTTACATTATTTTGAAAAACGACCAGAAGATATATAATTTATAAAAATAATATGATAAAATGAAACGAATAAAACTATTTGAAAATTTTGATGAAAATATGATCATAAAAGTAGGTATAGATATAGATGGTACCATTAATAATATGGTTGATGCTTATAATGAACTATACCAAAAGTATTTTCCGAATAATAAAGTGTATAAAGCTGATATTTGGGATTGGTATCAGCAAATGGAATACGATGGTGAAAATCCAAAGGAATGGTTTGAAAGTCACAAAGCAGAGGTCTTTGAAACTTGTAAACCTTATCCAGGTGCAGTAAATACTATCAGTAAAATTTATGATTATGTTAAAAGTCAAGGCTATGATTTATACATAGTTACAAATCAACCAACACCTGAAGCTAAAGTTGCAGCACAAATATGGCTAGATGAAAATGGATTTCAATATGATAAAGTATTTTTTGCTGAACAATCAGCAGGAAAATGGAAGTATGCTGATATAATGATAGATGATGGTATCAAAGTTTTAAATGGTAAACCTGATGATAAAGTATCTATTAAAGTATCACATCCTTGGAATGATAAATGTCATAGTGATTTTTTAATTCATAATATAACTGAATTAACTGTGGATTTAATCAAAGAAGCTATTGAAAAATTCATAGAAAAAAATTAACCGGAAAGAAAAAAATTAACCGGAAATATAAACATTTAAATTTTAAAACCATATAAAATTTATCTTTGTTTATTTTGAAGATTGGTGGTCAGCCCCAAAACGGTAAGTGAAATATTCACTTACCGTTTTTTTGTACCTCCACCCAGATTCGAACTGGGATATCAAGAGCCTAAATCTTGCGCGACTGCCGATTACGCCATGGAGGCTTATGTGCTCCTACCCAGATTCGAACTGGGACTATTCTACTTTTGAGATAGACGACTCTGCCAATTGGCCTATAGGAGCATTATTATGTAGACCACATCAGATTCGAACTGATACTTTAACGATCTTAAATCGTTTGCCGCTGCCAATTGGGCTAGTGGTCCATTTTGTACCCTTGGTGGGAATCGAACCCACAGAAAGTCTTGGTTCTTAGCCAAGCGGATATGCCTATTCTCCTACAAGGGCATTTTTGTAGTCCTGGAGAGACTCGAACTCTCAATCCTCAAAGGGCATTAGTTCTTAAGACTAACGTGTATCGCCATTTCCACCACAGGACCATAGTTGAAAGAACTATAAAATAAAAAAACCTCAGTTTTTGACTGAGGTTTTTATTAATTGTGTATATAATTGATATTACAATAGCATAAATCGCTCAGTCAACTTGTTGCATAACAAGAGGTTTAAGAGCAGTACTAGGTTCATTATGTTATTGTAGTTTTTCATTTCGTTTTTAGTTATTCTTATATGATGCAAATATAATAAAGTTTTTTCTTTTTTCTATATATTCTTAAAAAAATATTATTTTTTTCTATTTTAATCCGAATTTTAGAGTTTTAATTGTTTCTACAAAAATAAGAAATTATTTTGAAATAAAAAATTATTTCAAAAATTTATTTTAAGGACATCCGCAATCTTCATCTTTTTTTAACTTGTTTCCAGATGAATCACTTTCTTCATCTTTGTCGTTTCCTTCTATTATTTGATCAATTAAATCAATATAAATGACATAATCACTATAATCTGCATCATAGCAAATTTTATCTTCAGTACATTTATTGTAAATATAGTTTTTGACGTACAAATAGATATCATCAAAATTCTGATACTCATCTAGATCATTAGGTATTCTTAAGCCATACTCTAAAGGATCTTTACTGTGATAATTATCTGTATCATCCATAAAATATTTCGAATGTAATTCAAATATAATATCTTCAGCTGTCAAATTGAAGATATTCTGGTCTCTGATCTTTAAAAAGTCGATTATGATATAACCACTATGTCTTTGCTTATAACAATAAAATGTATTATTAATGTCTTTGATATATAATTCTAGTCCTATCATGCTTATTTTATACAAAATGAAAACTTTTGTTTATATTTTAGATAAAATAATCTATGGGTAAAATTCAGAATGATAAATACTATACATCTAGAGAATTAGCAAAGTATTGTATAAATAAAACTTTTGAGGTCATAGATGAAAAAAATGTTTCAGATATTATAGAACCAAGTGCAGGAAATGGTTCATTTTCAGATCAATTATTTTTTTGTTCTGCTTATGATATTGAACCAGAATCAAAAAATATAATTCAACAAGATTTTTTACAATTAGATATACAGTATAAAAAAGGTAGATTGATTATAGGTAATCCACCTTATGGCGCTAAAATGCAATTAGCTGCAAAATTTTTCAAAAAGTCAGTAGAAATAGGAGATTATGTTTCTTTTATATTGCCTATTTCTCAATTAGATAATATTATTACTTTATATGAATTTGATTTAATTTATAGTGAGGATCTTGGATTAAAAAATTATTCTGATGTCAAATTACATTGCTGTTTAAATATTTATAAAAGACCAGAAGGTGGATTAAATTTAAAACCAAAATTCGAAATGAAAGATATTACCATTGTTAGAGATGCTAAAAAAGGCTACGATCAAATTGAAGATGATATAAGAATGGTTTACTGGGGGTCTGGAAGTGCTGGAAAAATATTAAATAGAAATGATAAAAGATATGCTGGTGAATATAAAATTAAAATTCACAATGATGGTCTTAGAGAAAAAATTATTCAGATTTTATCTAATGTTGATTGGAAAAAAGAATTAAAAGCAATAGCAATGCTTAGAATTAAGCAATATCATATATATAATCTTTTAAAAAGGGAAATTCCAGGTATTATGTGAACTACTTTTCTTTTCCGCATTCACATTTACCTTCTTCACACTTACATTCTTCACAATCACAGTCTTCACATTTTTTACCGCATTTATCGCAACATTTTTCTTCTTTTTGGTAATTTTTATCACCTTTACCACATTCAAAAAGAAATGTTTCAAAAGTTTTGATTCTTTTCATATACAAAAATTAATTTTCAGTATATATAAAAATTTTAAAAACATTTTTTATTCGAATGTAACTGGCTCGTAATCCATTGAATCAATGTCGCCAACCTGAATTAACTGAGATAATAGCATGTCAATATCAAAAACATCAAATTCTCAAATATGTGCATCCATAATTATAAATTTTAAAAGGTTAAAAATCAAATTTTTTTATTAATATAGAAGGAGATAAGAAATTATAAATGAACTTTTTAATTGGATATTTAGCAATAAACATACCTAAAATAGGAATAAAGTTTTTCATTGAATAGGTATTTTATTAATTCTTGTTAAATGTCTACCACCATCAAATTCTGTTTCTAGAAAGATTTTCACAATTTTTATTGCATCATCAGTTGATATAAACCTAGCAGGTAATGCGCACATATTAGCATCATTATGTTTTCTAGCTAATGATGCAATTTCTTTTTGCCAACAAAGAGCAGAACGAATTTTTGGATATTTATTAACTACCATATTAATTCCGTTACCACTACCACATAAACTAATACCGAAATCGAAATCACCTTCTGATAATCGCTTTGCTAATGGGTGTGCAAAATCTGGATAATCACAACTATCAGTTGAATAACAACCAAAATCAGTTATTGCATATTCATCATCAAGTAACCACTTAATTAAATTTTGCTTGGTTTCAAACCCTGCATGATCTGAGGCTATACCTATTTTAATCATAATTGAGACTTATTTACTATTTTTAATTTAACACTTCTTAGAAGTTGATTAATATTGAATTTATCTGTTTCATAATTCACTGTTCTTTTTTTTAAAAAACTTAGTTCATTATTTTTAAGTAAAAAAACAGTATCTGAAGAATATACATCTACTCCGTAAAAATTAGTATTACTGGTTAGATTTATAATTATAATATTCTTATCTCTAATTTTTGATGCAAGACTTCTAATCTGATTATCAATTTTTTTACGATACATCATTCTTTGAATGGGATCGGGATCATTACTTATTTCATCATATGTGAGAAATTTCATCAATATTATTGAATTATCTTCTATATCATCATCTAGATCCACTGTAGACAATCTATCTACACCAGAGAAGCAATTAATAATTTTATAATCCTTTTTCAAATCTTTTAATATAAAATTGATAAATTGCTCTGATTTAATATCGTGTATAAAAGTTACCATCTTTCCTTTACAACGAATTACTGAATTATATATGATATCATATTTCATATTTACATTATTCCTTATATCCAATAAATTTCAAAAAATCATCTGTTGGTTTTACTTTATGTGTTAAAACATAATGACTAGCAAAATCACCAGGCCAACTATAATTATCTAATTGATACTCACAACATCCTAAAATTTCTTCAGTGATTCTACTATATGAAAATCCTCTGTAAAGTACTTTTTGTGCAATTTTTTCTTTTTTGATAATAAGATTATAAATAATATTAGCTTCTTTTTCTGATAATACATTTGATACAGGCATAGGATATTTAGGATAATGTTCAGAATACCAATAACCTTCTATTTTTATACTTTCTTCTGTTTTCATGTTGTTATTTTTATATTTCCAAATCATAATTACCTAATATTAAAAATCTTGTTGCATCTTTACCACTTCCATCTTTTGGTACTTTTTTACCATTACTATATAAAAATTCTTTAACTGGTTCTGGTCCAACATTGTGAGCCATAGCAATTATACCTGATTCTGTAATTGCCCATCCATTAAGAAATGTACCGTCAAATTTTTTGATTTCATCTTTTAGATAAACATATAAAATATCTACCCATAGTCTCATAGCGGCTTCTTGTAATTCAGGATTACTTTTCCATTTTTCCCAACTAATATTATCAAGATTGATAGATTTTCTTGCACTCTCACCCATCTGATATTTACCCCAATACTGACTACCTTCTCTTCTAGCTTCATAAGGATTTTCCCAACCATTAGATTCTATTCCATGTAAATTTTCCTTCCACATTTCATAATCTTTTGATGCATCCTTTAAATGAAAAATTATAAAATTTGCATCTTTATTTAGTATTTTCTTATAATTTACAATGTTTATAGAATCTTTGTGTATATCTCCGGTTGAGGGTATATAGACCGGATATTGAGAATAATTGGGCTTTGAAATTTTCTTAATATTAATATCAATACCAAAAGTCAATAACAAAACTATCGCTATAATCGCTATACCTATTAAAAGAATAAATAATTTAAGAGTATATTTAGAAAATAGACGTAGAAAGAATAGTTTATCGTATTGGAAAAAATATTTAATCTTTCTAGGAATTAGATTTTTTTGATATTTAATTGTAGCCTGAAGCAATTCATCAGATATTTCAACATCATGTTTTAATGATGGATCTAAATGATAATCGTTCTTATCGTGTAAAATTTTATTTAGATTTTTCCACATCTTTTTTATAATTATATAGTAATTTAGTTTCCTTAATAAAAAAATCAAAAATTAGAAGCAAACCAGAATTCTAAATTTTTTATTTCTTTCAATTTTATTTTTAACAACTTGAATTTGAAGTATTTCCATTACAAATATACGGAAAATATTTCATTTAAATACTATCATTCTCTAAATATTTTTTATATTCGAGTAATCCTCTTTCTAAGTTATATTCTGGTTTCCATCCAGGTAACCATAATTTAGAGTCAGATTTAGTATTAAATTGATAGCCTTTTGGAATCATATTTTTATTATGATATGAATATGGTATTTTCATTATTTTCATTATATCTTCATAGGTTCTAGATTCTCCACTACCAACATCATAATATTTTCTATAATATAATTTTCTATAATATGTATAAGCATAGATATTTGCACTTACAACATCATCAACATATATAAAATCTCTTTTAGGTTCACCTGGAAAAAGTTTAACTTCTTCATTATTTTTATACCTTAAGAACATTTGATATGCAATAGATGCCATATTTCCTTTATGATCCTCGCCAGGTCCATAGACATTGAAATATCTCAAATTAATACCTGAGTGTAAAGAAACATAATTTTCGCCTGCGTATTTACTCCAGCCATAAAGATTACTAGGATATTGATTATTGATGCCATAATTTGCTGCGGATGAAGAATATATTAATGGTATATCATATATTTTACTCCAAGATGTTATTACTTTGGTTGATTCGTAATTTCGCAACATCATATAATTCACATCGTTCTCAAGTGTATTAGAGCAAGCACCTACATGAAAAATGACATTTGGCATAAAATCATATAACATTTTTTTTAACTTATCTATCCAATTGGAATCATCAAAATAACTTTCGTCTATACCCAACAATAAGTTATTATCGTTAGAAAGTGCATTATATAATCTTTTACCTATAAATCCTTTATATCCTGTTATAACAATTTTATTCATATCTTCTTTTTAATGAAAATAATTATAAAAGTTTAAAAATAAAAAAAGAGAAGCTTTAAGCTTCTCTTTTTTTATTACCTAATTTATCAAGTTTAATTTTTCTTAAATATTTTGTTACATCGTCTGGTAAACTATTTTCTCTTTCTATCCATTTTCTATTTCGAATTCTATCATCTGAATGATCATAACAGTCTTTACATATTGTAGAAATCCAGCCCTGAGTATATCCAACATTTTCAGTAGACCCGCAAAATTCGCAAGTATTAGCAGACATATGCTCAGCTAAATTGATCATTCCTTCAATATACTCATCACCTCCATTAAAATAAAAAGATAAAGTTCCGAATTTTTCTTTAACCTGAGTTGCTACAACTTGAGGTATTTTTTCATCCTCTCTTCTATATTTATTATTAATATCAATATAGCTTTGTATGGAATAACAAAGTTGATCTATCAACCAAAACCAGCCGTCACTATGCTCAAATCCCCAACAAAGTGCTGTTTCCATAGGATTTCCATATCTATTTATGAAAATTTTCGGATATTTTTGAACCAGATAATTGTCTAATTTTTCTTGCATAATTTACAATTTTTACCGTGTGATTTTATATAATTCGGTTTTGTGAATTCTTTATTACAATATTCACATTTAATTTTAATTTTATCATTCTCTCTTTTCATTTCAGATATTTTCTTACGAACTTCTTCATTTTTAGATGGATTGTTTTCACCAATTATATCAGTTCTATCGTAATGTTTACCTGTATTTTTCTCTCTACATTTTTGTTTTATTGATTCCGCTCTTTCCGTTCCATACTTATCAATATATGTTATGTTTAATAATTTTTCTGATAATTTTCTTTTAGTTTCATCACTATGATGCCAACCGCATCCTCTTGAAGATTTTCCTTTTTTTGATTCACTCATTTTTTTTCTACTTTCATCAGAATGAGTTCTTCCAGACCAATTATTAAAAATCCAACCATGAGATTTATCACTGAGTTTTTTTCTTATATTTTCCTTGTTAGGATTATTTGTAAAATTATCACCACCAAAATTTCCAATACAAATATTATATCCATTAGGGTATAAACAATTTTCATTGGTAATCCAGTATATTTCAGATTCGTTTAATTCTTCTTGATTTTCACATGGTTGTAAAATTTCTTTTTTAAAATTTTCTACTCCATATTTTTTTATCGCTAATTTAAGAATTTTACCGGAACCTAAATAATTTATATCATTTCCTTTTTCTTGTCCAATATAAATTTTATTATTTATTAAATTTGTTGTTTTATAAACATGCATATACTATATATAAAAAAAATCATCCTCCGGAATCTCCTTTATAAATTACTTTCTTCATAAATTTGATAATCGAAATACCAAGGTGATAATTTTTCATCGTTTTCTATTTTCATCATTTCTTCTGCTGAACTTTTAGCAAGTTCGTACGAATCATAAGAAATTAAAAATCTATTTGAATCATGTTCTACAAAAGGATCTCTATGAGTATTTCTCCAAATAATTATATAACTCATAATACTACTTTAATAATTTCAAAATTATCTGATGATCTCCAAAAATCTTCATCATCAACTTTCACAACATCGTTTAGTTTAATTGCAATATTTTCCCAATCTTTCCAATCACTATTATTCAGTAGCCAATCAACACCTTCATAACTATCATTCATAACATATTTGACTTCATTTTGATATTCTTGACTATCTTTAGTATATCCATCAACTTCAATTGCATAATGATTAGCACGATTTTCAGCAACATCTTTCAAAGGAATTAAATATTGTCCTCTAGGAGTATTACATTTAATTGCTCTCATATTATTTTTTCTGTTTAATTAACACATCATCAATCATTCCGTAAGACTTTGCTTCTTCTGATGTCATCCAATAATCTCTATCACCATCTTTTTCAATTTTAGAGAATTCCTGACCAGAATGTTCAGCAATAATCTGATATAATTCAGTTTTCAAAATTTGAATTTCTTTAGCTACGATCTGAATATCAGATGACATACCCTCAGCACCAACTGAAGGTTGATGAATCATCACTCTTGAGTGTTTCAGAGCGGTTCTTTTACCTTTAGTACCAGCACATAGAAGAACAGCACCCATAGACGCTGCCATACCAGTACAGATGGTTGCAATATCAGGACTTACGTATTGCATGGTATCATAAATACCAAGACCTGCATAAACTCCTCCACCAGGGCTATTTAGATAAATTTGAATATCTTTTTCTTTATCAATAGATTCAAGAAAAAGAAGTTGAGCTTGAATAATGTTTGAAACATAATCATTAATACCAGTACCAAGGAAAATAATACGATCCATCATTAACCTTGAAAATACGTCCATCTGTGCGACATTAAGCTGTCGTTCTTCAATGATTGTTGGATTAATGTAATTATCTTTAATATAACCATTTGCAATGCTTTGATAATTATGCAATGCTAGAGAACTAATACCAAGATGTTTGGTAGCATACTTTTCGAATTCATTCATAAATTTTATTATTTTAAATGTTTAATTTTTATATAACAAATATAACAAAAACTTTTCATTCTACAAGAACCTAAGTTCCTCTTTTTGTTATTCAGCATCTTCCTCTAAAATTTCTTCTTCTTCATCCTGAAGTTTTTCCATCATCAAATCTTTCAATTTGCGCATCCTGTCATCCGAAAAAAGAGTTTTAACTTTTTCATCATCAATAGGATATGAAATTTCTTCGTCTAATACATGAAAAAGATAATCAATTGATAATTCCGTATCAACTTTGTCGCACAAGAAATCGATAAGATTTACCTTTTCGGTTTCATCAAGTTCAAAAATTTTCCTCTCTTTCATCTGAACTAAAACCTCTTTTTGTTCATCAATAGAAAGATTGTCTACATTGCCTGTCAAAATTTCACTAATATTCATATTATTGTGTTATTAAATTATTACTATTATTTAGTATATTAAAAAATTTACAAAGTTTAACAAATCAATTAAAAATATTTATACAAATATAATAAATATTTTTAATAAACAAAAAAAATTTTAATAATTTTCATCATCATCATCAAAACCATAATCAGATTCATCATCATCGAAGTCGTATTCATTGTGATCTATAACTTCATCGACACTTATCTCGACAACTTCAATATCATCTTCATACATAAGACTATCATCATCTAAAATTTTTTGAGATAAATCCTCTGCAAATCTGTTAATTTTATCTAAGCCAGATTTAGTTGCTTCTACTGAAAAACTCATTGTAATAGTATATTCTTTCATATTTTAAATTTTAATTTGTTTTCTGAAGTATATAAAAATTATAAGAAAAGTTTATTAAACATGATTCCCGGATCCCGAATCAATTTTTTCGATTATAATTTTTACGATTCTATGTGGTGGAAAATATTCAATAATATTAGAGTTCTGACTAGAGTTCTGACTAGAGTTCTGATCTTCTTTCATAACACCATTTGTACCTAAACTTATAATATCTCTTTTAAGTTCATAATCTATCTGGTATTCTGTTGTTTTGGTTATTACTTCACCATTATCAAGAATGATCACTATATTTTGTTGTTTCATAAAAATGTTTTTATTTTATATAGAATTATAATTTAATTGTTGAATTTTTCTCCTAATATTATGATAAAAGTTCTATTTTTCCTTTCAGAATATCTTTCCACCTACAACTTTTACCTGTAATATGATCTATTACAATATCATCACGAAGTCTATAAGTTCTTCTTTTTGTAACTCTTCCACTTTCACCTATTTGATCATTTCTAAGATTTTTAATTTCTTCATATCTTTTCTTCTCTTCAATAGATTTAAGTTTATCGGTTAAGATTTTCCATGCTCTAATTTCATTTTTATATTGATCCCTGGTCTCTTGACTTTTAACCTGAATACCTGTTGGTATGTGTGTTAATTGTACACAACTAGAAGTTTTATTCACATTTTGTCCACCCGGACCAGAACTTCTAATATAGCTTTTGACAACTTCATTTTTATTCAATTTAAATTCAGATTTCTTCTCTGAATTCATTATTGCAACCGTTATGAAACTAGTTTGAATTCTATTATATTTTTCTGTTGGTGGAACTCTCACAAAGCAGTGTGAACCGCTTTCATTTGAGTAGTATTTTGACACTTTCTTACCAGTAATTCATATATAAGAATTACTTTCACCGGTTTCTACTTTATAAGTAAAATTATTATTTCGGCAAGATTTAGTATAAATTTCAGTTAAGTCTTTGACTAGTAATTTAGAATCATTACCACCTTCTGAAGCCCGAATTTCGATTATTATTGTTTCCATATTTAGATAGATTTATTTTTTAAAATAAGTATTTATTTTGTTAATTCAATAGTTGTTATTGATAACAAAAATATCTAACTCAATAAACCATATCTAAAAATGTTTTTCATGATAGCATATATATAAAATATTGATTAATTTGTTTTTTACAAAAATACAATTTTATTCTTTCTTAAAAAAATATTTATCTAAAATTTTATTCAGTGTTTCTTCTTTAAATGGTTTAGTAATATAGTCTATACAACCAGACTTCATTGCTAAATCTTTTTCTGTACTAAATGAATATGCGCTTTGTGCTACTATTGGAACATTTTTTATTTCTAAAATTTCAGGCACCACTTCATACCCTAGTTTATCTGGTAATCTCATATCCATTAGTACCAATTTGATTTTATCTTTATAGAGCTTGAATTTATAAATTGCTTGTTTAGCATTTTCAGCATGAACGATAGAAATCTTTTTATTGGATAATATAACATTTAAATACAGAAATATATCCTCATTATCTTCAACAACTAGAACTAAATTTTCATCTTTTTGCATTTCTTCTAATGAAATTTTAATAGGCTTATATGGAATAGTAAAATAAAATGTCGAACCTTCTTCCATTTTAGATTCTACCCAGATTTTTCCACCCATCATTTCTACGTGAGATTTAGAGATAGAAAGTCCAAGACCTGTACCTCCATATTTTTTAGATAAGCCTTCTTCTGCTTGACGAAATCTTTCAAAAATAACTTCTAATTTATCTTCTGAAATACCAATACCTGAATCGCTAACATAAAATTGTAAGAATCCATCAACTAAGTCATATCCAATCTGTATATTTCCTTTGTGTGTAAATTTAATCGCATTGGTCATTAGATTAGTTAATATTTGTCTTAATTTGGACTCATCTGTTATAATAGTAGATTCATCATCAGTAAGAGTGGTATACACAAATAAATTTTTATTATTATTAGGTGGCTTATTTAATGATACTTCTCTAATTACATCATTAACGCACACTTCAGAATTATATAATTCTACTTGTCCTATTTCTATCTTTGATATATCTAAAACATCATTAATTATATCTAGTAAATGATTACCACTTGAATTAATTATAGATGTATATTTATTTTTTTCGGATTCAGTCAACTCTTTATTCATTATGAAATGAGAAAATCCAATTAGACTATTAAGAGGCGTTCTAATTTCGTGACTCATATTAGCGAGAAATGTAGTTTTTAGTTTATCAGATTTTTCAGCCTTTTCTTTTGCATCTATTAATTCTTTTTCGACTTTTTTTCTTTCTGTTATATCAATACCGAACGAAACGAGTCCGATTACGTCAGATTTACTATTATAGAGATTATTACTTTGCCATAATATGTCTCTAGTACCTCCATTTTTTGTAAAAATCGGATTTTCAAAAATTTTATCTTTACTATTATCTTTTAATTGACGATTAAATTCTTCCCACACATAAGGTATTTTATCAATAGGTGTCATAGTATCAAACCAGTTTTTACCTATTATTTCATCTTTAGTGTAGCCCGTTGTCTTTTCTGCAGCCTTATTAAAAATATTAACTATACCTTTTGTATCAACGCCTATTACAATCGCATTTGATGTTTCAATTAAATTTTCAGAGAAATTTTTGGCATCCAAAAGTTCTGTTTCTATAATTTTTTTATCTGTGATATCTCTTATTATACCCATCACATAGGGTTTATTTTTAAGTATAAGAGTTGAAAGTGATATTAAGCCGGTGATTATATCATTTTTACCGTAAAATGATGTTTCATAATTTTCTATAAATTCTTTATCTTTAAAAAACTCTGATATTATTTCTATATCTTTGTTATTAACCCAAAAATCTTCTGTTTTTAATTCATTTTTATCAGTAATAATACGTTTAAACGTCTCATTTGTTTCAATGATCTGTCCTTTTTCATCAGCAATATAAATTGCTTCCGGTAAACTATTGAATAGGATTTTATACTTAATTTCAAGATTCTCCACAATAAAAAAAGATTTTCTTATATATTAAATATAAATTAATTTTTTTTATCGTGATTCAAAGAATTTAATAATTTTTCAAGTTCTTTTGCAGTATCTATTGCAACATATATAAGTGTTATAACTTCAATCTTATCTTGCTGAGTAAATGACACATTTACCAAAATTTCTTTAGCATATAAATCATTTATGATATGTTGAAGTCTGTCTATCTCATTTAATGTTTTTTCTCTTTCTTCATTTCTTTGCGTCATACTTTTACTTATCTCAAGTAAAAATTCTCTATTTCCTTTAATAAATAAAAAGAAAAATATATCATATTTTATATTTAATATCTTATATTTAAACCAATCTCTACTGAGGAATCTAATTTTCTTATTAGAATATTTGATAAGTAATGTAGAAATAATATTCGCATAATATACGAATAAACTTTCAAATTCTTCATAATCCAACGAGGATAAATATTTTATGAATCCTCTACGGAACTTGTAATTGAGGCTTTTTTTTAGAATTATATTTAAACTATGAGTAATCATACAATTATATAATTTTTTTTATAATTAAATATATATTAATACTTTGAGTGTTAATTTGATTCTACTTTAAAGATACATATTTATTTTAAAATAAAAAAAGCGGATGAAAGATTTCATCCGCTTTTTTGAAAGATATATTGAGTTAGGATTTCCCACCCGTATTAAAATTTACTACTGGTGCTTTTTTTGCGCCTTCTTCAGCTTCAAAATAAGGTTTAGCATCAAATCCGAAGATATTTGCAATAATCACCTTCGGAAACTGCCTTCTAGATGTGTTATACTTCTGAGCAACCTCGTTGTACTTCTTCCTTTCAACAGCAATTCTATTTTCAGTTCCTTCTAACTGAGCCTGAAGATCCATGAAATTCTGATTAGCTTTTAATTCTGGATATTTTTCTACTACGACCATTAATTTACCAAGAGCCTGTGAAAGTCCACCTTGATTCTCCTGAAAAGATTTAATCTGTTCAGGTGTGAGATTTTCAGCATTAATATTCATTGAAGTGGCTTTTGCACGTGCTTCAATAACCTCTGTTAATGTTGATTTTTCAAAATCCGCATAACCCTGAACGGTGTTTACTAAATTGGGAATAAGATCTGTCCTTCTCTGATAGACATTTTCGACATTCCCCCAAGCTGCGGTTACTGGTTCCTGTTGACTAACCAGCGAATTATAAGAGGAAATGGCCCAACTTACTCCAAAAAACAATGCTAAACCAAATGCGATAGCTACAATCCAACCTGTTTTCATAATTTTTAATTTTAATTTGAATATTTGTTATTATTAATTTTTATAAAAGTTTACTATTTATTTTTTTTAGTTTTTGTTTTCTTAATATAATTTCTTCTTCTTTTTCATCCACTACTTTGAAATTATTCCAGAAATATTCATAATAATCATCATTAAATCTGATCAAACCTTTATTAGACTTCACATCAACACTAATATGTGTATTCAAGGTATGATGATTCCAAAAACCAGAATAACTATACAATTTATTGTGAGTAAAATTCTTATTAGATTTACCAATATAAAGTAATTTCATATCTTACCATCTTGAGCTTGAACCACCACCACCAAATTTTCCACCTCCAAATCCACCACCTTTACCACCTTTACTACCAAGGACAATATAAAGAAGGAATAGAGCACCATCAGGCCAAACTACTAATAGAATAAGCCAACCAACAATAATAAGTACCCAAACATACCAAGGTACATTTTTAATCATCCAAGCAAGAATACTTTCATCTTTTTTACTTTCTTTAATTAATTCTTCATTATGTTCTTCTGAATAACCTTCTTTACCAATTCTTTCTTTACACGCATTTATAAAACTTACAATACCTTCATAATAATTGTTCATTGATAAATACTTGTTAGCAATACTATCTCCTGTGTGTTTAAGCCATCCATCAGGTAGATATCCTTCTAATCCATAACCAGTCTGAGAACGTAGAATTTTTTTATTCTTAGATAAGATTATCAAAAGTCCATTATCTACACCTTTTTTACCTACGCCCCAAGTTTCAGCCGTCTTCTGTGCCAAATCAAAAATATCACCGTCATAATCAGGTATAGTTAGTACAGCTATTTCAATAGTTGTCTCTAACTCATAATCTGTCAACATTTTTGTTAATTCAGAATGTTGAGCTGGTGTAAATGCTTTTTCATAATCAGAAACATATCCCAAATTTTTTGGAATCTCCTGACTAAATGTAAAATAACTTAATAGAAGCGAAGTAACAATAAGGAGAAGTTTTTTCATAGTTGTTGTTTTTATGAATACAAAGATAGTGAAAAAAAAATTAATTTTTACAATTCAGTATTAAAAAAATGTTGAAAATCTTTTACACTCTCATAATTCTCTGTTTTTGATATTAAATAGTAATCACCGTTATCACATGATATAGCATAGTATGTAGATTTACCATTATTATTCCAACCGGAGATAAATATTGTTATTTTACCATCAAAACTTTTATTTGCTAGTACATTAACTTTATCATGAATTCTATTATAATAGGATTCTAATTCAGTACAATATTTAGTTTTTAAATCTTTTTCATTTTTCTGTTGTTTAGCATGTTTATCAAAAAATTCCTTAGCATACATCAAAGTTTTATAAACATTTATACCGAATTTAGGCTTGGTTGACGTCCTTCTTCTTTGAAGATTTTTAACGTATATACTAGATGAATATTTAATTATATGATAATTTTTATCATTATAGAATGAATTAGTTGGATTTTCAAAATACATTTTAACATGATATTTAAAATTTTCACATTCATATTCCCATACTAATCTTCCATAACCATCAGGTTGAATTTGTATTTTCTTTTTCTTTAGATATTCTATTAAATATTTTTTAGTAGTTTCCATTTAGCAGTTCAATTTTTTTAAGTTTTTCACTTCTGATTATTTTAGAAATATTTTTAGAAACATAGTTTTCCTCTTTTCTATCGATTTTTAATCTATTATTCATTGCTGAATAATTAAAATGAAACATTACAGAAAACTCTTTATCTATGTTAACACTAGTTACGATATTGAAAATCGGATTATCTTTAATTAGACCCAAATCATATCCATATCCTGTTCTTCTTCTGTAAGTATCAGAAAGATTTATATCGAAATGAATTTTATCAAAATCTATTTCTAAATTATGATTAATTTTAAAATAAGATAATATCAATTGCTTGATTTTATTGGTGACTTCATCTGTTTTTAAAATCAAATTATTTATTTTATTGATATTTTTTACTAATAGTCCAAATTTGGATAAAATTCTTTTTTTATCAGCTTTATCTCTGATAAACCCAATATTAATTTTTCCTATCTTAAAAAAATTAGGTTGATGAGAAAAGATAATTTTATTGAAAAGATAATTTATACTAATATGATATCTATTACTACCAATAGTGTAGTAAATAGTATATTCATTAATATATTCAAAATGAGAATTTGAATATTTTTTGGATGATTTTAATGTATTAATATAATAATTATCCATTTATCTTCTCCATTCGTAAATTGAATTCTTTGTCTTAAATTTAATTTTTTCTTCTGTTTCTTCAATAATTTCAAGGACTTCAGTAGTTAACCAATAATCTTGATTACTATAGCTTCTTGCTGTTACAGAACCAACTAACATATGACAACCCACAATTGGTTTATCTCCGACAACTTTATAACTATTACCATCAAATTTAATAGCCTCTGAACGTGCGCCACCTTCCATAAAAGCTAATTGTCCTTCAATTTCTTTGAGTAATGTTGGCATAAATTTTATTATGTTTATTTAATTTCTACAAATATAATTGATCTTTTTGAAATATCAAAATATTTTTTAGAAAAATTACACTTTATTATATTTATATATAATAGAAAAGATTAAAAATTAAATGAATAGATCTGAATTTAAGACATTAAAAATTAATCCAGAGATACATAAAAAACTCAAAATTTATTGTGAGAAAAATGGATTGAAGCTCAACATATGGGCCGAAAGAGAATTATTAAAAATAATCAGTAGAATAAATGAAAAAGAAGTGGACATATGAGAAATGTAAAGAAGAAATTTCCCAATATAAAACAATATCTGAGTTTAAAAATAAATGGATATATAAAGTTATTTTAAAAAATGAATGGAAAAATTTACTAGATAATTTTTATAAAATAAAAATTGGAGGTTGGTCTTACGAAGAATGTAAAAATATATCTTCCAAATATTTAAAATGTTCAGATTTGTGCAAAGATTATCCTATGATTTACAAAATTATAAAAAATAATAAGTGGGAAGAATTGTTGGAACATATGACATTTAAATATTGGACATATGATAGATGTTTGAAAGAATCATTAAAATATGAATTCAAGTCTGATTTTAAATCAAAATCTTCAACTGCATATAACTCAATAATAAAAAATAAATGGATTGATATCATCGAGAATATGAGTAATAAAATTATGTATTGGACATATGATAAATGTAAAGATTATTCTAAAGAGTTTGATAATATCAAAGATTATACAAAAAAATATCCAGGAGCAATTGATTCAATTTATAAACATAAATGGTTCGATATAATTGAACCTATGAGAAAAGTTAAACCACGTGGCTATTGGACATATGAGAAATGTAAAGAGGTATCTGAAAAATACTATAATATTTCTGATTTTAGAAAAAAGAATGGTGGTGCTTATTATAATATAAGCAAGAATAATTGGTTTGAATTATTTAATCATATGAAAAAATTACCAACATTTTATAAAAGATTAATTTATGTTTATGAATTTTCAGATAAATCATGTTATATTGGATTAACTTGTAATATAAATAGACGAAATAAGCAACACCTGAAAGATATTAAAAGTTCTGTTTATAGATATATAAATAACAAAAAAATATATCCAATTTTGATTATAAAAAGTGATTATATTGATATTAAAGATGCTGTGAATTTGGAAAAAACTGAATTGATGTTATATAAAAACAATGGTTGGAATATATTAAACAAAAATAAAACAGGTTCAATAGGTATGACCAAACTTTATTGGACCAAAGATAAATGTTTATCTGAAATACATAAATATAAAACACATTCTGAATTTAGAAAAAAATCACCTGGCGCATATAACTCAGCATTTAAAAATGGTTGGCTATATGAGTTACTAGAGAATAATATTGATGGCTATATTAAAAGGACAAAAAACAATTCTACTCAGAAATCATATTAATAAAATCTTCCACAGATATTATTTTAATACCTAGTGATTTAGCTTTTATCATTTTTGATGAATTACTATCAATATCTTTACATACTAAATGTGTTGTGTTTTTTGTAATGGAACTACCTACTTGTGCACCATTTTCAATTAAGAATTTTTCTTCATTTTTCATTCTAATTCCCGTAAAAACAAAAATCAATCCTGTCAAATCAATTTTTTTCATGTTATTATCATTATTTACAATTACTTCACTTTTAATTTTTTCTTCATTTGAAATTTTAATATTCAATTCTGACATAAAATTACTGAAACAAACAATACCATCAACAAAAGCTTCTGATGTTTTAGTTGACATTCCTTTGATTGTATTCAGTTTTTCTACAATTTCTCTGCGAAAATCCAAGTAGGAAAGAATATGAGAAATTGAAGCTAAATCCATATTTTCAATCGCTTTCTTGAATGTTCCAAAATGAACACCATCACTAGTATTTTTAATACCATCAACAATCATTTTAAGTTTTCTTGAACCAATATTCTCAAAACAACCAGATGCATGTCCAATAACATCAAAAGTTGCACTTTTAATTTTATTCTCAAATTCATTCAAAATTTTGGTTGCGGAAAGATTACCCATACCTTCAAGTTTCTGAATATCATTAGCACTCATTGATAAGATTTTACCAACGGTATCATAACCTGCATCATAGAATTTCTTAATTGTTTTCTCTGCAAATCCTTCAATATTAAACCGAACAAAGAAGAATGCTAATTTTTTGAAAGAAATTTCACAACAATCATCATTATTACAAACCAGATCAACTTCGTTTTCATTCCATTCAAGTGTTGAACCGCAACTAGGACAAGTAGTTGGAAGTTCCAATTTACCAGATTTTACAACACCAATAATCTTCGGTATAACCCCACCTGATCGGATCACTCTTAAGATAGAACCTTCACCAATTTGGTTATCTGCAATAAATTTAGCATTATAACCAGTTACTCTTGAAATAGTAACACCTTCAACATTAAAAGGTTCAAGAAGAACAACAGGTTTAATAGCTTTTGTTTTACTCAAATTCCATTCAATACCTACAAATGCTGGTTCGTTAATTTCAGACCAATCTGGATTTTTAAATGCTCTTGCATAGGCTGGATTGTTATTTCTTTCACGACCTAGACTTTTTCTCAATTCTTTATCATCAATATCAAGAACAAGTCCATCAATATCATATTCTTTACCCCATTCAGAAAACAAATTATTCAGTTCTTCAACATTTAAACGATCTGCACGGAAGATTTTATAAGGAACTTTTCCAAAATTATCCGAAATGAAATCAAGCTGTTCAGATTTATTTTTTGTAAAATCTTCACTTGCAAAACCATAACGAACATGATTTGCATATCTCAAATCATCAGAAATTGTATCTGAATTTTTAAGTCCAGCAATCATATTACGAGCATTCTTAAACGCTTCTCCACTTTCTCTATAAAAAGTGCGACTTGCAAAAACTGATTTGGGAATAATCATTTCACCGATGGTGAAAATCTGGACTTTTTTGGCTTTATCACCAAGTTTTTTATAATGCTCATGAACCGTTTCACCTTCAATACCATCACCTCTTGACCAGGCAAGACCATTATATTCATCTTTGAGAATAGAAATACCATCATACTTTGCAGTACAGACAAGAACGGTTGAAAGTGGTAATCCTTTATTAATAAGCCACTTATGAATTTCTTCAATTGAACTTTCTTTATCCAGAGAGAACATTGGATATTTAAGAAGTTCTTTTCTATTTGAATTAACTTCAACTACTTCAATTACACCTGATTTGAAGAGTTCATTATTCGGATCAACAAACCTAAAAGTTTCGATCAATTTATCGTATTCTTTATCTGAAATCAAAGGATTACCATCACGATATGCCTTATTGAATTTCTTAATTTCATTAGAAACAATTTCCAATTCGTTATTGTTTAGTGCAGTATAGATTTCTGAAATCGTCATAATTTTATTTTTTAATAATACAAATTTAAGGAAATAATTCTACATTACCTAAAAATAAGTTCACTTTCTTTACAAACTACCGATAAAGTTTTTTCTTCATTAATTACTTTATAGTAATTAACTCCACCGACATTATATCTACTTAAAACAATACCGTTTTTAATAGTGTTGCTTTTTGTACATAACACTAGATCATTCGGATGAAATCTGAAATGATTAATATTTCTTTCTGTGGTATTGAATATTTTTCTTTTACCTAACATTATCTAAGTTTTTTAGTTTTTTCATTCTTACATAATTTTCAATAATTTTAAAATCAATTGCATCAAGAAAATTATAATTTAATAAAGTACTTGGTTCGGTATAATAATCCCATCCATCTTCCCAATCTTTCAATTTAACATTTCTTACTTCACTAACATCTAAATATTTACAATCTGGTAAAAGATAGTATATGCAATTATTTGCAATGTTTACTAGTATAATTTTTTCACCGATATAGCTACTATCACCTGTAATTGATGTTCGTTGAATACGAGTTATAATATCACCTATTTTAAATTGCTGTATTTTCATGAGAATTTATTTACTATCTTGCAAAGATAGTAAATAATTTTTAAAATGTCAAAAATTTAGTTAAATTTTAGTTTTAACTCCACCTTTAATTTTAGGATCTGAAGTATCAAAAACATAGAAGTTTTCTGGGAAATCTAACGATTTTTCCATTCCCATAAATAATTCTTTTGCAGCTTTTGAAAAATTAATATCATCGTCTGAGAAACCTACTTTTAATGGAAGTTTTGTTCTTTTAGCAAAATTTCTTACAAAATTGACAAATTTATTGATAGCATCTTGTTTACCTTGGTTTAGTTTTGGTCCAGCTGGACTATAACCAAATTCACTTTGAAAAGCTTTTGAAAACATTCCGATAAAGTAGCATTCGTTTAAATATTGAGTTATTAAATCATCTGTCTGAATATTAAACATTTGGTTGAAATTAATCAAATTTTGTTTCATTTCTTCCTGCTCTTCTGGTGTTAATACATTTTCTATAATATATCTAACTGCACTACGAAGAGTTGATGGTTCATGTCCTCTTGTAGTTACAATTGCAAATAATCTACCGTCTTTAAGAGTTTTAATAAATTGATCCCAAGATGGTCCAAATTTTTTATCCTTTATTGTATTTTTAACATCTTCAAGAAATGCATTCTCACCTCTTGGACCAAAATCTCTAAATTCTATAAATGAATAATTTATATCACCTTTCCATTCAGCATTATCCATATAATTGGTTGGATATTTTTTTCTTATTTGTGCAAATTCACTAGGATATATGTCAACATTTACCCATTTACCATTTTCAAAATGTTGAAAATGTAATGGTGTTTCCATAATAAGTATATTGTCATCCCAATCAAAAATTGAATAAACCAACTCTTGAACATTAACATATTCAAATAAAAAATCTTTCCATTTTCTAATTCTTTTCATCTGAGAATTTTTCTATTATATATTAAATTTATAAAATAATATTATTGGTGAATCCTGTTGTTAAATTTTCACCATCAAATACTAAGTTAATATTTATATCATACGGATTATAAGTATATTTATAATACACTCTGATAACATTATTTAAACTTTCAGGTATATAGACATAGTTATTACAACGGCAATAATTTTCGTAGGTCCATACTTTTGTTAAATTGAATCTATCGCTAACCAAATCTAAAGAATTGAAATCTATTAAATTTTCTTTACAATAATCATTCACTGGCATTAAAGAAACTAAGCCAACATTTTGTATATTGATTGAATCAGCAAATTCTAAATATTTATATACTTCTTCTTTAGAATCTATATAACATTTGGTTAGATTACAAGTTAAATTTATAAGATTTTTATCTTGGCTACTAGATTGAATTTCTTTTATTTCTTCACTTGAAATAGAATTAAAGCCTAAAATTTGATTGTTAATTTCATCTATATAATGATGTCTGCTTAATGAAATACTATCAATTTCGTTAAAAACTTCTTCATCAGCTTTAAGTTTATTTAAATTTAATCCATTAGAGTTTAAAACAAAAGCTGTGTCTGGATAATATTCTCTAGTTAAAAGAATATTTTTTCTAAATTGTTCATAATTTAGTGTTGGTTCACCACCTGTAAAAGCAAATTTTTTAACTCTTACTTTATCTTTGACTTCATTTAGAATTGATAGATATTTATCATAATTAAAAGGAGATGCATCATTATAAAATTCACAAAATTTACATTTTGCATTACAACCTTTAGAACGAACATAAATGTTTACATAGGGATCAATTGGTTCTGGCTCATAATTGTAAAATTTGCAATAATGAGATCTTACTGGAATTTGTTTTCCAAATAATTCAATATAATTCATATATTAAAAGATTAACAACCTGTATTAGAACTACTACCGCAACCTGAATAACTAGATGATCTTTTGACTGGTTTGCTAGGTGTACTTCCACATCCAACATTCCTACTTACACTACCACAACCAAAATCTATATTATCTTTACTTGAAAGAAAAGATGGAAGTTTCGGTTTACTAGTTTTTTCAACAGCTATATCATTCTCCTTAAAGAATTTATTAACAACCTTAGTTGAAACTTCACCTTGCTCTTTAAGGAATTCAACTTGTTCTTTGAATTTAACTTTAGCTATTTTTTTAGATGTATATTTTTTTAAATAGAAAGAATAGAGATTAGTTAAAAGTGCTATCTCATTACTACTACTTTCATTTATTTTCATAAATTCTCCAAAATTTTCCATATGAGTTTTTTCTTTTATATATTAAATATTAAAAGTAGTTTTTACAATATTAATTGCTTTATTCGTTCTTTCATTCCAATCTGAACCTGAAACTCTATGACAGATTATATTATTTTTCTTAAAGAAATCTAAATAATAATTTTGTAATCTATCACGTTCTTCTTTTGGTAATCTTGTACCATCTTGAATATAAGGTGCATCATTATCCAAGAATAAATACAAATCAAATTTATTTGTATCTTCAATCCATTTATCAAAAGTTATATCCCTATTAAATAGAAATTTCGCATAAATTTTTGTAGTAATTGCATCTGTATCACTAAACAGAATTTGATTTGAAGTTTGTCTTTTTTCACTTATATCTTTTGCGTGTAAATAAGCAATATCAAATAAATTTTGAAACTTACAATCCATTGTTTTATTTACAACAACTCTACCCCATTCTTGTACATAATTAGTTATAAAATATTTTGCTAATCTTTTTGTTAGAGTTGATTTTCCTGTTGATTCAGTACCAATTATGGCGACTTTCTTAACAAAATAAGGTTTTACATAATCCGGTAGATAAATCCAATATTTGAACGGATTTTCACGAATTAAAGTACCAGAAACTGGCATTATATCTCTATCAATATTATATGGAATATGTTCAATACCAAGGATTTCAGCGACATAATCACCATATTTTTCTGATGAAAATATAATATCAAAATCTAATATAGATTTCAGATATTCAGCCCAAACTTTTGATACTTCCCAATCAGATTCGGAAGAAGATGGTAAATCAACATCTGTAAATTTCAATTCAACATTTTCATATTTTTCTACAAGTTTAGATAACCACCACAACCTTGTTACACCTGGAATATCTTCATCTTTATTTACACAAAGTAAAACATATAATTTATCACATCTTTTAGATGCGAAATCTATTAATGCGTTGTGACCCAGATGTAAAGGAAAAAATTTACCTAATACTAGTCCTGTTTTCATTTTTTATACTTTCTATGTATTCTTTACCAGCAGGATCTCCAAAAACAACATTATTTAATGCTATCCTAAATTCATCTACTAATAAATCAACAACATTTTGTTTGAATTCATTATGTTCAATACCAAAATATTCGTAATTATCAATACTTTCTAACCAATGATTGGTTGAAAATTTATATTGATAATGACAAATAAATTCTTTTAAATCTGTTCTTTCGATGTTGAAAGATAGTTTTTTTTTAATTTCAATTTCTTTCATATTATTTTACTCCATTTTTTTAAGGCTACCAAATCCATAATTATAAATATAATTGCTTGTCCAGCAATTAGATAAAATCCTAAAGAAGAATATAAAATTAGAGATATTATATTTACCGACATCCAGACATACCAACTTTCAATTTTCTTTAATGATAATAATATTGTTCCAATGATTGAGAGAACAAAAATTGACATGTCTAAATATGGATAAGGATCTGATACATTAGGTATGTAATTTATAAGTGAGCCACATGTTATTATAGAAACTATTGATATTAAAAATATAGATATTCTTTTTAGCCATGTTAAGTTACTGATTTGTTTTATATCTTCCTTATTCCATTTTAACCATCCATTTATGCTAACAAATATTAAAATTATTTGAAGTGCGGCATTGGCATAGGTTTGAGTATTAAAATAGATAATTCCAAATAGAATACTAGATACAATACCAACAATCCATGTCCATTTGTTTACTTTCATAGCAAAGTAAACAGAAAGAAAATATGCTATAACACCGAATATTTCAAGATATTTCATAAATTAAATTTAAGATTCACAAAATAATTAGTGCCTGATTGTCTAAAATATAAAGGTGTTCCATCAAATGCCATTAATCCATTAGTGTATATGTCTTTATTTGTGATATTGTTAATGAATAAATTTAATTCTATTCTTCTGGTTAATAACATTTTAAAATTTAGATTTAGAATAAAGAAATCATCTAATTTATATTGATTTGTGAGATCGATATAGGATTCGCTTTGATATCTACTGTTTAAACAAATAGTAACTCTTTTAAATTTATAAAGAATATCTTGATTAATAATTATATTTGGTGTTAGAACTGGATTAAATTCATTTTCACCTACTTTTATTTTATTATAAGAAAAAGATGAATTATTGATTAATTCTAATTTTCCAATCTTATATTTTATATCAGATTCCAATCCAGATCTGAAACTATTATCTACATTGGTATGTAAGAGAAGTCCTGTTGGTCCAAAATACCCATTCAAAGTGATTTCATCTTTGAATTTCATGTAATAATAATTAATATTTAAAATTAAATTAGTTCCTAAATATCTAATACCTAACTCATTATCTAATACAGATTCTGTTTTCATATTATTATAAATGCCTATTCCTAAAGAATCAGCATATAAATTATCCATTCCCATAAAAATATCATTTCTAGTTGGCTCACGATGAGTTTGACCTATACTATAGTAGAATATTAATTTATTAAAACTTTTTTCAATACCAATGGTTGGATTAAAGAAATTCCAATTAAATTGATTTATATTCACATCACCTTTATATGTAAAATTTGAAAATCTATATTGATAATCCTGGAATAAATTAAATCCTTTAAAATTATAAATCATTTTAAAGAATGCTGTAGCTTCACTTCTATAACCGGTATTAAAATATTCATAATCATAATTTATAGAATTTAATGAATGATACTTATTTATATCTATCCAAGTTTGTCCATTATGTTTTCTTGAATATGTTTGAGCATTAATTCCACTATAAATAGTTACATTATTATAACGATAGATATAATTTGTATAAAAACCAAGTGTATTAGACTTTAAATTATATTTATCAATACTACCAAAATTATTATCTGAAACATGTGACCAGTTGATTGGGTCATATTGATAAGTGTAACTACCATCTAAATAATTATAATAAATAGCTGAGTTTAGATTAGATTTACTATTGATTTGATAATTATGGTGAAATTGTAAACGAAATTGTGTAAAAACATCGTGTTCATTGTCAGTACAAGAATTATATTTAGGATTTAATTTTAATTGTTCTTTTGTAGAACCGAGCCAGGATAATTCGTTCTTTTGATTACCAATAAATGCAATTAATTTGAATGTATTTTTCTTATATTTATTCTGAGTGGCAAAGAAAAATGATTTTGATTTATTTCCTGAATGGTCTCTATAGCCATCTGATGATATTGAGCTTAAACGACCATAAAAATGATTTGTGCCTAATCCAATTGAATATTTTTTTGAATTGAAAGAACCTAAGCCTGCATCTAATTCAATACTTCTTCTTGGATCTAATGATTCAAAATTTAAACTACCTGCAAAATTAGCAATTCCATTTTTTGACATACCTACACCTCGTTGTATTTGAATCATCTTAATAGATTGTAGAAAATCTGGGTAATTAGAAAAATAGCAACCTTGATCCTCAGGTTCATTTAAAGGAACACCATTTAATGTCATGTTAATTCGTGTCTGATCAATACCTCTTAATCTTAGATAAGAGTAACCCCAACTACTACCTGCATCTGAGTAAGAGGTTATAGATGATGTATTGGCTAGAATTTGTGATGGTTCTTGACCAAAATTTTTATAAGATAAATCTTTTTCTGTTAGATTTTTAAATGTAATTGGAATATTATTAGTTGCTTGATATGGTAAACTAGCAACTACTTCAACTTGTTTAATTTTAATAGTGTCTTTATCTAGATTTTGAGAATATAAATTTAATCCCAGAATAGAGATAAACAATAGTAAATACCTTTTCATAAAAATTGATTTTAGTTAATGTGCAAATTTAGCAAAAATATATTAAACGGAATCTAATTTTTGTAATTTTTCTTTTCTTTCTTCTTTTATGGATTTACCAAAATCTTCACACCAAATTGGAGTTTTTTCACCCATAAAAGCATCTGCTACATTATAATAAAAATATTCAGTAGCATCTTCTTCATTTTCAATGTCTTTCATGAGAATTCCTATACATTTAGAAACAGAATATATTAATCTCAAAGAAGATGGTTCTACACCAATAACAGCATCATTAAAACCATCAGCAATTAAAAATTCTTCATCTGGGAAATTTTCTAAGATTTTGTCAAGCATATTATTTTTCGGTCTCGTGACCGCATTTACTACAAGCATAAAAATCTTTATACATACCTGGACATACAATCATATATTCATGTTCACAACTATCTTGTATATCTTCTATTTGTTGTTCTATTCTACGTTGTTCGGCTTTACAATCATTTAAATCATTTACTAATGAAATTATTCTTTCATTATCATGTCCTTCATATTCTTTTTCGTGATTATAAGTAATTTTTTTCATAGATTTTTTATCTTATAGTATTAGCGATACTATTAATTTTATCTGAGATTTCTTTTACAAAAGCATCATTTTCTTTTTTTGTGTCAAAAGTATTTATCTTTGTATTATACTTATCAACTAATTCGTTGATTTCTTTTACTTTTTCGTTGTTAGTTGGATCTTCGTACGTACCAAAATAACCTCTCTTACCTTGTTGTAAATAATATTCTTTCATTTTTAATCTATTATTAGTTTACCTTTTAAATGATCATATTCGTGTTGAATAATAATAGCTAGTAAGTCTTTGTGTTCGACTAATCTAAGAACCCAATTTCTATCAAAATATCTAATTTGAATTTTTTCTTTTCTATTAACAGGAAATTGCATATCAGGAAAACTTAAACAACCTTCTACAACTTGTAAAGATAGACCCTCCAATAAAATTTCAGGATTGATGAATGTTTCTCTAAATCCGTTAAAATTAACAATAAATAGATTAAGATTATGTCCAACTTGTGGAGCGGCTAAACCTACTGCTTTTGGATGTAAATCCAATGTTTCAAACATATCATTTATTAATTGTTGTAAAAAAGTATTCTCTTTTTTGACATCAATATTTTTAGATCTTAATTTACTGGAATTTGTTTCACCATATTTTATGATATCCAATTCCATCATCATTTATCTTTTTTTGATTTTTTCTTGGATTTAGATGGCTCTTTTTCTTCATTTTTTTCTTCCTTGGTCTGTTTCTCAACTTTATAAAAGTCTTTATATTCTGCTCTTGAGCAGTATTTCCAACCTTCGCCTAAAAGTCTTCTAATAAGAAGAAGTTCTTGAACATTTCCCTCTGGCATTTTTTTGAAATCATCACCTTTTCTCAAAATTTTCATTTTTGCGTCTTTATTTTTAATTTATATAATTTTTTATAACTCAAGTTTTTTAATTTTTTTTAATTTTAAAGCTCTAATTTCCCTTTTAGAGAATAATTTGAACTTTGTTTGAAGAATGATATGAGAAAAAATTCTATCTTCCATTAATTCTTCTTTTTGTTCTATTGTAAAGGTTTTTAAAAGTTCTTTTAATTCCATTTTTTCACTTTTAGTGAAATAAAAACCATCTTTATGATCATATGAAAGTTCAGTTAATACCCCGTAAATAGGCTCTTTATAAATATTGTAACCTTTAATTGGTAAGAGTTTTTTTATTGGTTCATCAAATTTTTTTGATACATAGAAAATAAAAGATGATAACATTTCTTTTAGAAAATCTATACCAACATATTCACCCAACGATCTACTAGATGTATATTCGTTGAACCATTCTGTTGGATCAATATTTAACTTCAGACAAATTTTATCTATTTCTTTTATCTGTTTATTAGTCTTCTTACTAATCCAACTATCAAATACATTTCTAAAAGTTTCCATCTTCAATTTTTTTTAATTTTCTATATCTCAGTTCACTTATAGTAAAAAATAATCTTTAATAATGAAGAGAAGAAATGCCGAAAAAGAGGATCTGCATACTCGGTAGCGACTTTGCAAACTTTTCTGTCAATATAGTTTCTTCTGAAACCAACATTTCTTACTTTGTCACAAAGATAATAAATGAAAATTAAAAAACAAATTTTAAAATGAAAAAAGGGCATCTCCCGATGCCCTTTTCAACAGCCACTAGAACAATTAGTTACTGGCCTTAAAAAATACCGAATCGTTACGAGTGCTCTCATACTAAATTTGATTTGATTTTTTTAATATATATTAAAAAAATAATATAATTTTATGAAAAATATTAGAAATTTTAACGAATTTGATCTTATAAAAGAAAATATTCTAGATGATGATGATGATGAAAATAAGTGGGAAGTTAGAATAAATGGTAAAACAGATTCTTATTGGGAATATAAACACGATGCTATTGATGCAATTGTAGAAATTTTAGATACACAAGGTGATGAAGCTGGATTAGATGGTTACGAAGATCCAGAAGAAGAGTATGAAATGTCAACAGGTGAAATTTGTGATATGTTGAGTGATTTAGATGAATCTGATTTTTATGATAAACTTGAAGAACTTATAGAATTTGTCGGATACGAAGAAGATATTAAATTAATTAATATCGCTGACGAAGATGAAATAGAATTCTTAGATGAAGATTAAACTATAAATCTAAGCTAAATAAAGCTAAATCATATTTGATAGGATCTACAGGATCTAATTGACGTAAATGACTGGTAATTTCAACAACAGATTTCCAGTCATTTTGCTTTCTGGTGATAAATCCTAATTCTCTTGAAATGTTACCTACATGAACATCTAAAGGAATATAAAGATTTGCGGGATCTATTTTTTTCCAAATACCTAAATCTACATTATCTTTTCTTACCATCCATCTCAAAAAGAAATTTAATCTTTTAGCAGCAGAATTTTTATCTATATTGGATATGTGTCTTTCTGATCTCTTTTCGTGTGGTAAACTAAAAAATATATTCCAAAAATCTATTAAACTTTCTTCAATGTTATTTGAAAATAGAAGTTCTAATCCGCCATTATTATAAATATGCTGTAGTGTATTAAGATAATATATCATATCAATATCATTAATTGTTCGATGAACAAAACCTTTTATGTTAGAAAAATCACCTTTCATTAAAAAATAATAAGGAAGATTATTCATTCTTCTCATTAAATCATTTGCTTTATTTATAATAATTTCTCTTTTACCAAATGCTAAAATAGAAGTAAGAAACGCAGATATTTCAATATCATCTTTCTTTAAGAATCTACGTGGAATCTGTATTGGATCCTTCATAACAAAACTAATAGAATTATTATGATTATATGCTTCATCCAGTTTATCTTTGAGAGATCTCATTAATCTTTTTTATTTTTTGTTTTCTTTGATTGTAAATATCTGCATCTAAAATAATTTGAATTTTTTGCTTTATTTCATTTTAAATTTTTATATATACTAAAAAATAAGAAAATTGATGAGACATATAAAATTATTTGAATCAGAAAAAAACTACAAAGTTTTAGCAACTAATGATTCCTATTATAGTTGGGAATATGATAATAGTCATGCTCACGCTGCGATACTTTTAGATGAAAGTGATAATTCTCTATATTTGAAAATTACCAATACACATGTAAAAACTGGATTAGGTGCTGGTACTTTCCCAAAACCAGGTGAATTTGTTAGAATTGGAGATTTAAATAAAGCTAATTTAGCAATGGTTAGAGAATTATTAAAGAAACATCAATATGAACAAAGTAAATTTAAGAGATTTTGGGAAGATGAAGAAGGTAATAAAATGTCTCTAACTGATTTATTGAAAGAACTTAAACCACAAAAAACACCTTTAAAACATATTAAGCCTATTACATCATTTGAAGAGGTGCCAATAACTAAAAATATAGAATTAGTAAAATATTCTGATCGTGCTTATGCTCTTTTTGGTGAAGGTACAAGAAATATTAAAGATGATTTAATTGCATTAGGTTGTAGATATAATAAATTTTTGACAGATCCTTCAACAGGTCAAAAAAGGCCAGGTTGGATATTCCCAACAAGCAAATTAGATAAAATAAAAGAATTATTATGAAAAATGGTGATATAATCAAATATAAATACGGTAGTGAAACTAATCAAGAATTCGTTGTTATTATTTCAGTCGAAACTATGAATGGTATTATAATATTTGATAATATAATTGGTGGTGCTGTTGGAGATACCACAATAGGTTATAGTTTAGATGATTATGAACAAACGACTTATATAGAATTTGCCAATTTTCTAAAATATAATAATATTAATATTTAAAAAAGAAAAAGCCTCTATTTTAAGAGGCTTTTTTTAGTAGACAGACAGAGGAAAAGTTTAATACCTTTCATATAAATCATATCTTTCAACACCAGTTGAAACTATTGTAATTTTAATTCCAACTTCTTTTTCAATAAATAGTATAAATTCTTCTAACGGTACTTTATTATCTTTTGTGTTCCAGCCTTTGAATTTTTTATAGATAGGTTTTGGATCTTTAATATAGATAGTATTATCAAAATTGTAGTATGAATACTCTTCTGATTCATCTAACGCATTATATCCTATGCAAATTTTTACTTCATCAAAGTCATTCAAAACATCTGCTTTTGTCATTATAAGTTCCGTCACACCATTTATCATACAGGCGTATTTCAGGGCTGGAATATCTAACCAGCCACATCTTCTAGCTCTACCTGTTGTAGCACCATACTCACTACCTATGTCACGAATTTTTTCTCCAATTTTACCTTTAATTTCAGTTGCAAAAGGTCCATTACCTACTCTAGTCATGTAAGCCTTGAAAACACCATATACTTTTCTGATATTTTGATGAGAAACACCAAGTCCGGTCATAACTCCACCAATAGTAGAATTTGAACTACTTACATATGGATAAGTACCAAAATCAATATCTAGAAGTGTTCCTTGTGCACCTTCAGCAAGAATTTCCAAATTCTTATCATTTAGAAAATACTCTACACTAGAAATTTTTAAGGATGTTAAATATTCAAGAGATTCTTTAAAATCTTTTATATCGTTACTGATACCTAGTGATTCTATATAATCTTCATTAATATCACAAATTCTGAGACCTGTTCTTTCAACTTTACTTTTATAACAAGGACCTATTCCTTTACCGGTTGTTCCTATTTTTAGCTTTTTTTCTTTTTCTTTATCTTCAAATATATGATAAGGTGTAACTAAATGTGCATACTTTGATATATAAAGATTACTCTTAACATCTATACCGTCTTTTTCTAAATTTTCAATTTCTTCTTTCAAAGTAATTGGATTAACTACAACACCATTACCTATAATACATTTCTTACCATAGAAAATACCAGATGGTATCAGATGCAATACATAATTTTTATTATTATGAAATATGGAATGTCCAGCATTTGCACCACCATTAAATCTAGCTACCGAATCATAATTAGAGGCAATGTAGTCTATTATTTTTCCTTTTCCTTCATCGCCAAATTGAATACCCATTAAAACATCTATCATGATATAAAATTATTTTTAATACAGGTTTTATATATAATAAAAATATCTAAGTTTTTAATATTAAAAAATAATATATACTAAAAAAGTAAAAGTATAATGTTGGATATGCAACAGCTGAAACAACATTATCAGCAGGTTAAAAATAAATCGTTAGTATGATTAGCTCAAATAGAAATTTAGAAGTTCCAATGCTTTTATGGGATTGGAATGCTTCTAAATGGATCAATTTTAAATTAAAAATAGGAGTTTATCAAAATATATTTACATTTTTTAATGATAATAGTATTTCCTTTGTAACATCCATACCTTTAGATTATTCTAAAATACCGAAGGAATTATACGGAAATGGTATGTGTAAAAATCTATTAGAATATGTTGATAGAAATAATAATGACTTGATAGTTAAATTCTTAAATTATTTTATTGTTTCTTTGTTACAAATAAAAAATACAAATGGAAATAAATTAAATTACAATTTTTCGGAATCATCATCTTGGAAAGACTCTACTTTTGAAGTTTACGATAATTTTACACCACTAAAAAATACAGAAGTTATATCTGAACCTAAAATCATATTGACACAACCCAAGCCTAAATTTAAGAATAAGCCTAAATCTAGACCTACTGTGTCTACAATAACAACAACGGAAAAAATAGTTGTGACTACTTCTACAACATTAACACCACCAGCATTTATAAGAAATGCTCCAATAGAAGAAAATGAAATGATATTTTGGAATTGGAGTGCTTCAAAGTGGATTAATTGTAAAATTAGAGTTAGTGTATATGAGAATATATTAACATTTTTAAATATTAATAATATGAGTTATGTTGCCGAAATGCAGATAGACTTTAGCAAGATACCAGATAATTTGCGAGGTAGTGGTAGTAGCAAAAATTTAATAACATATCTTGATAATAATATTAGAAATAATTCTTTGATAGTTAAATTTTTAAATTATTTTATAATATCAATATTACAAATTCAGTATAATAATGGAAATAAGATAAATTTAAAAATCTCAGAATCTTATAACTGGAAAAACTCATCAATAGAGGTATTAGGTGGATTTTTTATACCAACTTCAGAATCAACTGATATTATTAGTATAGTTACACCTCTAACAACACTTCCACCAGTTTCTTCTCTAACTACTACCACTACAACTAAATTGAAAGTAACTACTACAACCACATTACCACAAATAATAACCACAACTACAACTACAATAAAAGTTAAGCCATCCGAAAATTTACCTATGATGTTGTGGAATTGGAATTCGTCCGGATGGAATAATTTTAGTTGTACTGTTGGTGTATATAATAATTTTCTTGATTTTCTAGCAAAAAATAATATCTATTACATTGCTGAAATGCTAATAGATTTCAATAACGTTCCAGAAGAATTAAGAGGTAGTGGTAATAGTAAAAATTTAATAATGTATCTCAACAACAATGTTAAGAATAATTCATTAATTATGAGTTTTTTAAATTATTTTATAGATTCTCTGGCAAAAATTAAACATGCATCAGGAAATAAAATAAGTTTTAATTTTGTAGATGCATTCTGGAAAAATGCAACATTTGAAGTTTATAGTGGCTATGCACCACAAAGAGTTATTAAAGAATCTACTATACTTGTGCCTAAATTTAAACCAGCACCAATCGCACCAAGAATAAAAGCACCAATCTTATCTATACCGAAATCTATTAATTCAACAACTACAACCACCTTAATAACCAAGAAAGAGAAAACACAAACCGTTGTACCTGAGGTAAGACCTATTATGGTACCAAAAGTTGTTACCACAATAACTACAAGAATTGAAGAGACAACCACCACAACTACAACACTTGCAAATTGTAAAAATATAAGATTAAAATTTAATGCATTTAATAGCAGGAACGCATGTTTCGCATTAGATAGTGAATATTGTATTGATACTGATGAATTTATTTATGCTAGTGTGATATATTATGTTGGTACTAGTTGTACATCATTTGCACAAAATGGTTTTTATAGTGATGGTGTTTATTGCAGAGAATGGAATGGTGTGACTTTATCCGAACCAATTTTATGTGAATAATTGATCATTATTTTTCATTTATTATTTTTTATATATAGAAAAAAATAATAATATAATAATGATTGTTTCTGATTTTGAAGATGGAGTACCAGCAAAATTTTGGTATTCTTCCTATTGGATAAATTTTAAATTAAAATTAGGCCAATATGACAATTTTCTTACCTTTTTAGAGATTCACCAACTCTCATTTTTAGCTGAGATGGAACTAGATTTTTCTACAATTCCCACATCTTTACATGGTCAAGGCACAAGTGAAAATTTATTACAATATATTGCTAATAATACTAGCAATAGTAGTTTAATACTAAATTTTATTAATTACTTTATCTTAACAATCGTGGATTTTAGATATAGTACTGGTAAAAAATTAAAATATTCCTTTGGTAGTTGTTCAACTTGGCAAGATTGTGCAATTGATATCAAAAGTTCATATTCACCAACCACAAGCACCACTACAACGACTCTTGCACCTACAACTACATTATCTCCAACTACAACACCAATGGCACCTCTTTTCATGGAGGTCTTTGGACAATTATATAATTTCTAATAAATGATAGATGTACTAATACCAGAACAAGGAGATCACGCTAAATTTTGGATTAACGATGATTGGGTTAGATTTAATGTACAATATGGTATTTATGAAAATTTTTTGGTTTTTTTAGATTATCACGATCTTTCTTTCGTTAGAACCAACTATATTGATTTTGATAATGAGGTACCATTATTATTACATGGTTTTGGTCATAGTAATAATTTAGAGGAATTTTTATCAAATAATGCTGATAATGAAACTTTAATTTGTGATTTTATACAGTATTATATAATGGAATTGGATTTCAGGTATTATTATTATGGTAGTTTAAGACTTCAAGTAGAATACTTTTGTTCTGAGGAAGGTTGGCAATACTCACCAATTATAGTTACAAAAACTACACCTTTTGTTTATTTAACCGTCGATTCTACTATGTGGAGAGTTGATTCGACAAAAATTACAGCCGATCAAATTTATATATAACATATAATATGAGCAGACAAATTATAAATATTGGAACCTACCCAAATGATGGAACTGGTGATTTCCTGAGAGATGCCTTTATAAAAACTAATAATAACTTTGAGGAATTATATTCCTTTCATTCTGGTGCAACATCTGGATCAACCATTGCTAATCTATACTTTACAAAAGTGAGTTTATCATCGGCAGATGTATCATCATTAGGTACACCTAAAATTTTAATACCTGGAGTAGTTGGAAATATTATACATATTCATTCTATGTATGCTAAATTAAACGTGACTACACAATTAGATGTCAATGGACAGGATTTAATTGTTGGTAACGGTCAAACACCAGTTATACTAATTTTAGATAATAGTAGAATTGAACATTCAACAACCTCAATTTGGTCATTGACTCAACCTGTATTTTTAAATTCAATACAACAAAGTATAACTGGTAATCAACCTATAAGTGTTTATCTAGGTATAATTGGTGGTAGTAGTTCAAATCCATCTTCCGGTGATGTTAGTATAGATTTTTTTATTACCTATCAATTAATTTCCATAGTCTAAGACTCTTTCATCTCATTAATCTCTTCTTCGGTAGCATCTCTTACATCAATGATCTTACCGACAAAATGTAAATCTTTACCAGCTAATGGATGATTAAAATTCATTTTAACATAATCTTCTTCGATCAACTCAACGAGACCATACAAAATGCTACCATAATTATCATTAGCCATCATAGGTAATCTATTACCGACCTTAAGTATATTTTCATCAACTTTACCATCAACAATAAATGTTGATTTGGGTACATTAATTACCATATAATCATTGAATTCACCATAACCATTTTTAGAATCAATTTCTATTTCAAAATTATCTCCTTTGCCTTTTTGATATAGTGCATCTTCAAAAGATGGAAGCAACAGATTTGAGCCATACATAAATACTAATGGATTAGTTTCATCAGAAATTTCAATAGTATTTCCTTCAGATTTCAGTTCATAAGTAACTGACACTACTTTGTTTTTTTCAATTTTCATATTATTTAATTTATTATATTTTAACACTTTCTTGATCAACATCTTCTTGATGTGCATCATTCTTTATTTTTCCTAAAGTTTTTAACTTTAAATATCTGAAATTGAAAGACGCATCAATAATATCTAGCTGTGCTTGTTTTGATGTTTTTTTGGTTTCTTTTAGAAAATTATAGTTATCTCTACAAACATTGACATTATATTCAAGACTTTTAATAGTCTTTATAAAATCATCATTAAGATATTCTGAATCATTAAACATATCAACAATAGATTTTATATTTGACGATAGTATTTTATTTGATTCATTAAAATCATTTTCAGCTTTATCGATGTGATATTTAGATACAATATTATCTATTGAATAGTAATATCTATTTCTATGATGAAAAATTTTATTTTTTATTTCCGGATCTAAATTTTCTTTCAATTCTTTACCTAAAGGTAACAAAATTTTATCACTATGTATTTCAAATGATACATCTGAAGATAAATCACTTTCAGTAATTTGAGAAATTTGTTTTTCTAGTGATTTAATATTTTTTCTTTTAGATACTTTAGATAAGTCCTGTGTGAACATAAACCAGGAACCACCATTATACCAATTATAATTGGTATAATTATAATAGTAAATTCCTAAAATTGGATGAACCAATCTAATTGCATATTCTCTTATTAATTTAACTCTTGGCATTTTCTATTTCATTTTTAATTTACTCTTGAATTAAGTCTTTAAATTCTTCACTATTCATATAGATAATGTATAAAAATCTTCTTTCGTATTTAGTATATCACAAAAAACTACACTTGTTGAATCATTCTTTTTAAAAATTTTAATCTCATCAGTAGCTGTGTGTCCAACAATCTGATGCATATTTTTTAATGGCTTTTTAGACATTAATTGTTTATCACACCATAAAGGTCCACCAACCCTTTTATTACCATCACGATACCAATCTACATCAAATAAACAAGGTATTCTATGAAGAAATGCTTCATTAAGTTGTTCAGCAACAGACATGTTTTCCATATTCATATCTTTTATTACTTTTGTAAAAACAAAATGATACCATCCGAAGTGAACACCCGCATGTGAAAAGAGATAATTTTTGTACTGGTATGCTAATTGAAATTTTTCAACATTTCTATTAAATATTTCAAAAAGATCATAATGAGCCTCAGTTCTAAATCCTCTGATTGGTATTTCACCTTTTATCCAAGGCAGATTTCTCCAATATTCCACATCATGATTACCCCAAAGTAAAACAACATTATCAGGATATAAAGTTTTAAATCTAATTAATTCTAATAGATTTTCTCTTATCGTAATATTAGTTTCGGTAAAAGAATCGACGTAATCGCCAAGGAATATATATTTATTTTGTTCAGGTATAAATGTACCAAAGCCTGCTGCATCAGGTTCAGCGCTTAAAAGAAATCCAATATCAGCAAATTTTTTCCAGCAAGTACGGCCGTGAATATCTCCAATTGTCAGAATTTTCATAATTTTTATATTTTCACAAATATAAAGATTATTCTTTATATTTCCAAATTTTATCTGGATAATCTCTACATTTTTTTGTTTTACCGATAAGTATATTATTCATAGTATAGTATTTAATTTTGAGGACTGATGAAGCCTCTTTAGCATTATTATATTCTTTAACTAATATACCATTTTCATATTCTTCAATTGGTTTATTTATTATAATTATTTCATTTTTTATAGAATTAATTTTCATTCTATAATTTTCATTATAATAATAAAATCTAAAATTTCGTATGTGTGTTAGTTTATTTTTAAGACATGCTGTAATATTGCTTCTATTTATTTTTAATTTTTTAGATGCTTCTTTTATACCTTTTATTACTTCTAAGAAATTGCCATCTATATCATAAACTATTATCTTTTTTTTAGTTTTTTCAATTGCAATTTCACTATTTACTCGTTTTTGACCTTTTTTAAAATTTCCGCTATTAGGAATTTTACTACATTCACTTATTTTTCTCTTGGTTTCTCCACTATGTTTAAATCCTATTGGTAAACCATCTCCACCATTTGTTGAATTTGTTAAATTACATTTTTCTTTAAAATACGATATCCAATAAATTTCTCTTTCAGTTAATGTTTCTTCGTCACAAATTTCTATTGATTTAATTAAAGGTTTTAACCCAACTTTTTTAAGTGATGTAATCCAACATGTTTTATGTGTTAAATGTTTATCTCTGTAATGTGTTGATAATCTTTTAGATAATGGCATTATCGTTTTTCCAATGTATCGTATTTCATTAGTGATAGGATCAACTAATGAATAAATTTGAGCAATTCTCATATATAGATTTTTATTCTATATATTAAATTTTAATTTACCGAAAAAGATATAATTCTCGTACTATTTCTTTTGAGTTGATTTAAATATTTTATAGGCATCGATGTAGTGATATCCGAATTTAGAGTTTTCGTAATCTTCTTGCTTTATTATCTTTTTAACTTCAGTTAAAGCATCATCGTATTTATAATACAGATTATTATCTATATTTTTCCACGAATAAAATCCAAAGAATGTTGATTTAAGATACTCTATTGTGTACTCTTTCTTCCCGCCTTTCTTCTCTAAAATTCTATAGTGTTTCATATTTATATATTATAGAGAAATTAGAATTATGTTTAAAATTTTTCAATTATTCTATTATCTTTTTTAAATCTTACCGTATCACCAATCTTAAGTGATTTAGTTATTGCTTTTGTGGTTGTTGAGTTAGAAAGAGTAAAAATTTGATTATTACCATCTCTAAGTATTACTGAATTTGTGCTACTATCAATTGCTACAACTATTATAGGCGGTTTTCTATTGTTTATTCTATAATTAGAATTATAATTACAACTAAACATAAAAAGTAATATAATTATTAAAAATTTCTTCACAATAGTTTTTTTATTTATATATTATTTTTTGATTTTGATAAATTTTTAGAAAACTTAGAAATAAAATATTTATATATAACTTCAATTATGAAAAGTAGAAGACAACATATAAATTTTGGTACATATTCTTCAGCGATTAAAAATCGGCAGAGGTGTAAGTGATATTTTTTATAATTCATGAGCCACCTACCTAGTATGTGGCTTTTTTATTTTAATCTAAAAACAATTAATAAATATGGACAAAATGGAAAATTTAGAATGGAGAAAATTCAATGGTGAAATAATTCCAAACATTAATGAGTATGTTTTGAATTATGTTAAAAATATTGATAAAAATGCTAAAGTTATGGTTGGATGTGACTCTAGTTACAATGGTAGTAAATATGCTATTACGGTAGTATTCTATAATGAAAGAATCAGAAGAGGTGCTCACGTTGTATATGCGTCATTCCATTTACCAAGAAATAAGGATGTTTTTTCTAAATTGTGGAATGAGGCTGTTTTTGTTCATAAAGTTGCTGAATCTTTGGATGATACTTTGAGAAAGGCACATTATTTTTATAAATTTGAAAGAAATTATTATGATAATTCGGTACCAGAAAAATTAGTTGAAATTCATGTTGACTTAAATGCAAATAAATCAACTAGAAACGGATCAAAATTTTCTAATAATAAATCTAATAAAATTTATAACGAAGTTATGGGATGGTTATGTGGTGAAAGATATAAAGTTATGGGGAAGCCTTATTCTTATTCTAGTAGCACAGTTGCGGATAGATTGAGTAAATAATATCGGATGGTATTCTCATTGTGAAAGTTTTATCTTTTTTCTTCATGTTGTATTTACTTTTTAAGTATATGAACTACAAAATATCATTTTTCGTAAGAAACCATTTAAAAACTTTTATATATAAGTTAGAGTTTTGGAAGAATAATATGACTGAAAATACTATTGATTTTAAGTATATACACGTAATTATAAAAAGTCTGATAGAAAGATTGTATAATTTTTTTATTGGGCTTTCATCTTTTAAAAATATACTAAACATATTGTATAATGAACTATATAATCCCGAGGAGCCTGAACTACCGGATGTACCATCTTTACCCGAGAATATTATAGTCATTAACAATTTTGTTTTGTTAGATGGTGATCATAAAATTTATGCGGGAGATTCGGGTTGAAGTCCCGACCTAAGATAACAAGGTTATCTTTTAATGGTGTGTGGAAGCTATCTTCCTCCACTATCGGAAAAGCCACAATTTATTGTGGCTTTTTTATTCTTTTTTGAATTTTTTAATTCTCTTAATATCCTCTTTCATTTTATCATTAAAATAATGACGTAAAAAAGTTATATCATTATCTGTAAAAGAATAATAATCCTTTATTAATCTAATATCATCATTACTGATATCAGATTTTTCTTTTGTTTTTTGCTTAGATTGCCACCACCATTGAGGAACGCCATTAATTGTTTTATAAAATAATTGATACCACACATCTATAGCAGATGCCTTATTAATATTCTTATTATTAAAAAATTGTGCTTGTTTTAGATACTTGAAAGCAAATTTCCTATTAAGTACGAAGAAATTGTTTTCTTTTTCCTCATCTGATACAAATTTATATTTACTCTTATCTTTAAATATAATATTTGCTAATGTTATAAAATCTACTCTTGCCATATTTCATTTAATATATGTAGTAATTTTTCTTTATTTATAGGTCTTTTAAGATAATAATCTAAATATTTAGACTGATTTTTAGACATTGTTCTAGAAATAATTATACAATTATTAATTTTTTTTAGATGTTTAATCAGGTTATTAAAATCCTTATCAATAAGATTCAAATCTAAAAATATTAGATCAATTTTATCTTTTTGTTCTTTATAAATTCTGATTGCATCTTCAGAATTATAAGTTGAAACAATATTAATTTGTAAAGATTTTAGAAACATACCTAATAGTGAGTAATTAACAGGAAGTTCATCAACAATTAAAACCGTTTTATTAATAAAGCTTATTCTATTTCTATCCTTTGAGTTTTCAGATTCTTGTTTTTCTTCTAATGATAATTTAATAAAAAAAGTTGTTCCTTTACCAACAGTGGATTCCAGATAGATTTCTCCACCTAAAAGATCAACAATTCTTTTAGATATTGATAATCCTAAACCGACACCTTTATATTTTTTTGTACTGGAACTATCATATTGCCAAAATCTATCAAATACATACTTAAATTTATTTTCCTCTATACCTATACCGGTATCTTCAATTTTAAATATTATAGATTGCTCAGATGTACTAAATGAGATTTTAATGTAACCTCTATCTGTAAATTTAATAGAGTTACTTATAATATTATAAAGAATTTGCTTCAATCTTAGATAATCTGATATAATCTTTTTATCATCATTTTTAATAAATTCCAATTTAACAAAATCTAGATTTTTCTTATAGTTTACATCTTCAAATATATCATACAATTCATCAAATAGATCATGTATCGAAAAATTTTCATATAATATATCAAATTCATTACTTTCTAATCTCGAATAATCCAATATATTATTTAATAATTCTTCTAAGTGTTTAGCGTTAGAATTAATAGATTTTAAAAATCTTTCAAGATGATCCATATTTTGTCCACTTAATAGTATGTCTGAGAAACCTATAATTGCATTCATAGGTGTTTTTAGTTCGTGTGAAACATTGGATAAGAATGTGGATTTTATGGAATTACTTTCATTCAATTGTTGTTTTAATTGTTCTATTTCGTTTTCAATTTTTTTATTTTTTGTTATATCGTAAAAATTCAATATTAAATATTTAATATTAGATTGTTCATCTAATACAGGAGTAATCATCATTTTAAAAAATCTATTATAGTTTTTGATTTCACCTATAACTTCCTTACCTGTGAACATAGATTCTAACATCAATTTTCTAACTTCCTCGTAATCTTCTTTATTTAGTAATTCAGATAATTTTTTATTTCTAAAATCTTCTTTTAGATATTTATCATGTTCAGAATTATAATATAATATTGTACCATCTATCTGTACAACAACAGTATTAATTTTCACATCAGCATCCTTAAGAAATTTGTTACTAACATTTAACAACAAATCTGTACCGTTAATATTAATTATTTCCATTCTTATTAATTTTTCCTTCTTTCCAGTGTTTTCTACATAACGATATGTAAGACTCGTTACCTCCGATTAGTATTTGTTCGCCACTACGAATTATAGTTCCATCAACTATTCTAGCGTTTACCGTTGCTTTTTTTCCACACCAACAAATAGATTTAATTTCCTCTATATTATCAGCCATACTTAATAAGTATGATGAGCCTTCAAATGGTTCATTTTTGTAGTCTGCTTTTAAGCCATAACACATCACAGGTGTATTATATACATCAACAATATCTGATAGCTGTTCAACATGATGTTTTCTTAAAAATTGTGATTCATCCACCAGTACACAATTGATATTCTTTTGTTGTTTTTCTATCAAAAAAATATTAATAATATTTGTATTATCAAATATTGGTATCGCATCCATTTCTACACCTACTCTAGATTTTATTTTATTTTTTATACCTTCCCTATTATCCAACGCAGAAGTAAAAAGTAATATTTGTTGACCTCTTTCTAAATAATTATACGCGACCCTTATTATTTCAAGTGTTTTACCACCTCCCATAGTACCATACTTAAAATATAATTTTGCCATTTTATTTATATTATGATATTATATAAAAGTTTTATTAACAATTTTTTTTCAAAAAATATAAAATATTTTATTAATAACTATATTTCAATTATTTATAAAATGTTTATACTTAATAAGTTAACTATTTTTATAATTCTTAAAGAGAAAAAAATAATATATACTTATGGTGAAAAATAATATTAGTTATATAATTTCTTTTTTTAATAAAATGGCTATATGCCAAAATTTCACAAAAAATAAAACCTTAATTTTATGGAAAAGATCAGAAAAGCAGACAAGAAGTTGTCTTGGAAATTGGTTTGGGATGCTGATACAAAAGATGTATTATTTCTTAAACGAATTGAAGGTGAATTCGAAACAGTTAATGAACTTTTCGAAACAAAAAATCAAAATGATTTATATGATAAAATAAATGAATTGGGTCTAAAGTATGATCCATCCATTCAAGAAGAAGAAGAGTGGATATAAAAACAAAAAAGCCTGATTTTCATCAGGCTTTTTTCATGACATCCGGGCTCATGTTTAAGTGTTCTTTATTTTTAATTGCTTTTTTTAATAGAAATTTTATAAGATCATTAAATTTAACTTTCTTTTCTTTACATAATTCAGCACTTTCCTTGAGTGTATCTTTATCTACATCCAGTAAAATTAAATTTTCACCATTGGAATAAGAATCTATAAATGTTCTAATAACCTCACTCATAGTCTTACCTTTATTCTCACATACTTGTTGAAATTTAGAATATTCCTCATCCTTTATTCTTAATTTCAAGACCGAATCTTTCATATATAAGTTTTCTTTGATATATAATTATTTCTAAAATATATTAGAAAATGCAAAAAAAGTTTAATATATACCAATATGAAAATTATTAAATCATTCGAATCCTGGAATAATAATATTATTGACAATTCGTTGTTCAAAAGCGGAAAAGCTAAATATAATCCTCATGTAGTTAATAATACAATACAATATAAGACTGACAATAATCCACCTTATTATTTTGCAGAAATTACCAGAAAAGGTGATAAATTCATTTGTAAAATTTACAAGAAAAAGAAAAATGGTGATGAAATTAGATTGAGAAATAAACTCAAAAAAGAATTGAAATTAGCACATAATTATGTAAGAGAGTTTATTAATCAAAGACTCAAAAAAGATAAATTAAAAAAATCAAATAAAAAATCTGAGGAAACTGAAAGAATAATCAGGGAAGAACCAAGAGTTCAAAGAGAACCACAATTTATTTCTCAGAAACCTATTGCACCTCCTCTTCCATCGAGAAGAATAATTATAAGAAGATTTTAGTTATATCTGATATATTCTTTATCCAAAACCTCAACTACTTCTGGAAATGTTGCGATTAACTGACTTAAATATATTTCAGTACTAACACCGCCTGAGTATGCTAAAACTCTGTATTTGTTTTTGGATCTTTCTACTTGTAGTATTAATCTTCCATCACCACTTCGGCTCTTAACATTACCTGAAAATACAGTTTCCCATCTATTCTTTGCGGTAATCTTTTTAATTGTTTTTAAAACTTTATCAATCATAATGCTATTTTTTAATTTTATTCTATTACTATTACAGTGTAATTAAAACACTAAACTTGCTTTAGTTTCCCACTTACTATAAACCTTACAGTTTTCTCTCAAAATCAAATATTTATAAGTGTCCTTTTCAATATTTTCAGACATACAGTCATCGTCCACTACAACTGACATTTCTTTAATATCATAAATACTAGGACCAAAAGGAAGAATACCCAAAAATTTTCCAATATTTTTTACATACTCTATAAGTTTATTGTAAAAGCTTTTTGATGCATTTTCTTCAATCCATTCATCAATTTCACTATTAGATTCTGATTTGTAGAGTTTTCTGAAAGTAACCTGATCAGCACCTAACTCTGAGCACTTATTAATTACTTCTTCAACTGTATATTTATCATAATCATTAACAAGATTCAAAGAAAGCCGTAAATTAAAATCATATTTTTTAACTAATCTAATAATATCGAACAAATTGAACTTTAGAGTTTCATGACAACCAATTAATTCCAAATTTCTTTCATTATCAAAAATATTAGAAATAGACAAAGAAATTGTAGTTACACCAATTTGTCTCAAATGTGCAATATTTTCTTCATCAAGCAAAACACCAGTTGTCTGAATTTCAATGCTTTTGAAAGGTGTTAGAAGTGTAGAATTAACTTCAGCAAAAAAATCAAGAAAATCAGGATTCTGAATTGGTTCACCGGTTCCTGTTAAAATAATAACGTTACAACCGTTGTCACGTGCATACTGCAATCGGTTAAAATAATTTCTAAATTCAATACTCTCATAAATCTTACGATATGATGTGATTGGTAGTTTTTTCTCTTTCCATTCTTTGACCACTGAATTAATATTATCACAATAAGGATTTGTATGTGTTCTACTCACACAGAATTTACACTTATTCACACATTTATTTTTGGTCGGAACTACGATTGATAAACTCTGAATTTTCATTGTTTTTCTTTTTTATTTTATCTTCACAAAGATACTAAAAACTTTTCATAAAAAAATAGATATAATAAATAAAAACATTATTTATGAAATGGTATGTTATAAGGGTAGCAACTGGTAAAGAAAAGAAGACCAAAGAATTAATAGAAAGTACATTAGTTGATATGAATATAGTTTTTAATTTAGTAATACCAACAGAAAAGACTATACAAATTAGAAAAGGTAAAAAAGTCTATGTTGATAAAACTTATTTTCCAGGATATATTTTTATAGAATGTGAATCTACAAGTGAAATAGAAGGTCTTATCAAGCATGTAAATGGTGTATCATCTATATTAAAAAATCCATTGACACCAGTTGAAATAAATAGATTTTTAATCAAGAGTGATGTGGTAGAAAATAAAGAACCTATACTTTATTTAAATCAAAAAGTTAGAATCATAGACGGACCCTTTAATTCATTCATAGGTACGATTACTAAAATAGATAACAATTCACAAAAAATTAAAGTAAGTATTCAGCTTTTTGAACGAGAAATTTTATTAGATTTAACTTTTTCTCAAATAACAGGAATTGCATAATTCTTGTTTTTATTGAATAAAAAAAAGAGCCTTTCGGCTCTTTTTTTTATTCTTCAGATGTTGTGTCTACTGAGTCTTCTGTTTTCTCATCTTTCCTAGCCTTTTCCTTAAAATCCGCAAAACTAAGATAAATTCTTCTATCATCTCTAATTAAGGATAGCACCTTAACCTTAAGTTCATCGCCAATATTAAGTTTTTTATTATATCTATTGATATAACTAGTCTGTATCAATCCAGTTGTTTCTTCGTCTAATTGAATTAATGCCCCAAAATTTTTAATATCCTTAATTTTACAATCTAGCACCTTACCAACTTTAATAACATCCCATAATGATTCTTTAAGAATTTGCGTTAAGATGATTTTATTACCCTTAATGATTTCTTTTACATAAAAATCGATTGCCATACCTGGTAGTATTTGATCCCATTTGTCGTGCCATGCTGAATTAACATTGGCTTTGTGTATCATACCTGTTAAGCAATTTGGTCCATCTGAAGTTGCACTAAACTGAACAAAAACTCCAAAAGGTGTAGTACCTGTAACTTCACCACGGTAAACTTGACCTAACTTAATTTTCTTAATTTCTTCTGGAATCAATGTCTGTAAATATTTTCTTCTTGAAACTACATAGACACCTTTCTCTTGCTGTAGTGTCTCTAACATTACTTCAAATGTGTCTCCCATAATAGAATTCGCATCAGATAATTTATTAACATCAGCAAGTGTGTTTGGCATGAATGCTTCTATAGTGATATTATCCATATGAATATCCATCATATATCCAGCTGGAATCATCTCTTTGACTGACGAGGTAAGAGGAAGATTATTATCAAAATAAAATTTCATCTTATTGTGAACATTTTGTTTGATAAGTTCGGTGATAGATCCTTTAATAATATAAGGATTATCACTAATATCAGTGATTAAAACATCTATTTCCGAACCTACTTCTAGATCGGCAGACACATTCATTTTCTTTGGTTTATCAACATAGATATAGTCTTTATGTCCGAAATCCACCAAGATTTCTTTCTCATTAATACGAGAAATTGTACCTCTGATTACATCATTGAGGTGAACTTCTCTAAAATTAACAAATGATTTTTCAATTTCATAATACATTTCTAAATATTCTTCAGGAACATCTTTAGAACTTTTGATTTTTCTAATTTTATTATTAGATAAAAAAGGAAACGGATCTGGGAGTTTTGCTATATTAACTCCATCAATTAATTCGTTATTCATAATATAATAATTTAAGGTTTAATTAACTTTTTTTCAAGATTTATAGGATATATAGGTACACTAAAAGTAAAAGTTTACTTTTAAAAAATTTTTTTATAAATCATTCTGTTTTCTTTTGGTAGGTAAAACTTCTGATGAGTGATCCCATGTCTGTGAGTGAAATATGTTATCTTTATCATATTCTGGATTATCCGTTAGATCCCAATATACGTCCATAAAATTATATTTAAATGTTAATGAAAAAGTTTGTTCCTGAACATTAATAGATTGGTATGCTAATCTTATTTCTGATAAGTTTTTTAATAGTGCGGATCTGAAAACAACAGAATATAAAAAATCACCATCTTTATCTAGAATAAATAATTGTAACCAAGGTAAATAATATTTTCTAGTGTTATTATAGTATTCAGCGAATATTTGTTGAGTCATAAAATAATTAGCATGTGAATCTACACTTCTTAGGGTTATATCTAATGAATTTGAATAGGTATCATATATGTTTGTGGCAGGTTTATATTCTATTTTTTTACCAAATTTATGTATTTGTTCAGAACCTTCATATGTAATACTAGGAAAAACTATTTCTTTTATAGTTGAGTTTATATAAGCAATTGGATCTGTGTAAGGTATCCAGTTTTTATCCATATATTTTTTTAATCTATCATCAACTTCCTTCGCAATAAAATCTGTAGGAAATTGGAAAAGAAATTGGTTACTTTGTGAATTTATTCTCATAATTTATTATTTTCTTTATATATAAAAACTATACTTAAACACCAATATTTGTATTATTTATTATATTTTGTATTACAGTATTACTTTCAAAGTTTTCAATTGAACTTTCATTATATATAATACCTTCATTTTTGAATCTTTTTAATGGTAAGACATCAACTTTATTTATATATGGATTTTTTAATAATTCTCTATATTGATCCTCAGATATTTCAGATGCTATTATTAGATTATCTTTCATAAATACTATAGTTCCACCACTTTGAATAATTAGATCTTTAATTTCGTTACTATAATTTAGATTCTTAAAAACTGAGCTTTGTGTAGAAGTTGCCATTTATTTTATTATTTTTAAATACTATAAGTTGTAATAGTTAAATCTTTTGTACTTGTTCCATATGGACTTGTGGCTTTTATTTTTAGATAATATACACCATCATAAATAGGTATACCACTAATGGTATCTACACCGAATTGTAAACCTTCTGGTAATATACCAATTATATTATATGTTACACCAGATACCGGTGAAGATGTTACGGTATACGTGAAATTGTAATATTGATAACATGAAGCCTGTCCTAAACTAGTAATAACTGGAACTTCACCAGATTCTATTTTTAATATTTTTGAATCGGAACTTGCAGCATTAGAAACTGTTATTGTTAAGTTATAAGTTACAGCCGATAAAAATACACCACTTATGACATTATTGATTAAAGTTAATTCAGCAGGTAAGCCTGTAACGCTATATGTTTTTGGTGGTGTTCCTGTTGATTCAATTGTATATGAAAATAAAGTACCTATTTTACTATAAACCTCTAAATTTGTATTTGTAATTTTAATCGGATTTAGAATATTTAGAGTTAGATTTGTGGAATAAGAACCATAATTATTTGAAACTTTAAGTACTATATTGTAAATACCTTCATCACTTGTCATACCACTCAAAGTTGTACCATTTTTAATAAATAAATTACCCTGATAATTATTAGGCTTAATAATTTCAAATGTTAAAGGTGCTGTTCCACTAGCAAGTAATTCATAATTAAACCAACTATTTGTCAATGCTGAGATTGATAAAATTTCATTTGTAATAACTGGTGGTGTACTCGTTAAAGTTACACCAGATGAAATATTGTTTTGTATATTTTGAAAATTTGTTTTTCTTGATTTTCCAGAGAGTCCATCAATACCACTGGTTGTTCCAGTATAAGTTATACCTGTATTTACAATAATACTACCATTCAATATACCATCTGTACCACCATTAATATTGTACGTAGATAATGTTGAAATATCTAGTTGATCTATTAAATTCAAATCTACTTCTCCGTATTTTTTTAATGGTAAGTCCTCAATATAATCTATATTTGGACTGATTTGCAATTGATTATATAATTCTTCACTAATCTCCGATGCTATAATAATATTATTATAAGAATAAAGAACGGTACCACCATTTTGATTTATCTCATTTCTAATATCAGAATTATATCTTAATATACTTTCCGATGCATTAATAAGTTGAATTAATTCATCTATGTTAGATGTTGTTGTTCCTGTCATACTGATGTGTTTTTATATTTAGTGTAGATAATAACTGTTCTACCTGCTTTTGGCCATTCAGATGTAGTTGTTTGAACTGTAGTTGCCGGTGAACCTGGAGAAGACACCACATTACTAATAGTTGAACTTGGTGTAGAGACATTATTATCAACAAAACTAATATCCTCGAAAAATGAAAATGTACCAGAGTATAATAATGTTTTAACCTTGTTAGATAATATAGTTAGATAGAAATTTGTATAACCTTTATCATATATTTTCTTTAATACATCTATGTCATTTTCAACAATTTTAAAATTAACAATACCATGCTGATAATCATTATCTGCTTCTCTATAAATAGATTTTTCTATTGATTCTGTATCAGATTTAAAAGTTAGCAATAATTCTGAATTATTGAGAACATTTGATAAATCATACTGCTCTAACTGATTAGCTAATCCTGAATTAGTTTCAGGGATTTTTGCCATTCTAAACTGAATAATATTGTCAAATGGTGTTATAACAATATTTAATAGACCCATACCTTTATAATCCACAGTTGATGTTGGACTATTAACTATTATCTTTCCTACTTCTACTAATTGTGGTGAATTAACTTTAATAATTTCTGTCATTAGATTACCTGAAAAATAGTCTTTACCTAATACTATTTCATCTGGTTTTGCATTGTATATTTTAAGATTATTTAAATTTGATATGTTTAAGCTTAATAATTTTTTACCATATTTCTGAACATTGTTATCTAATCCAATAGACGTGTATCTAGATATAGTACTCATATCAACTAAATCTATAACTCTCATTTCAACTCTTATTGCAGCAGTAGTATTAGTGAAAGTTAAAATAGGTCTATAAAGAATTTTTTTTGTAAAATCATCATTCACACCTCCGGTCAAAACCACAGTTTGCATATTTGTTTGTATATTTTCTTCATATAAATATATATCATACTCAATTCTAACTCTACGACCTTTATTTTCAACTTCTCTAATAAAATTATCTAAATTTTCGTTGGATTCACCATATGTTCCATAAATTTCAAAGAAATCGCCTTCAGTTGATTCTTCTATCACAACAGCCAGTGTATTATATTCTGGTGATTTTGCAAAAGAGGTTCTATACGTATCAGAAGCATAATAATAAGTATTACCTAATACAACTTCTTTTGCGTTTAGATATTGAAAATCAACAAATATTGGTGAATTTTGGCTTAATCCTTCACCGTTAGTTAAATTGTAATTGATACTATTTTCCCATACTGTATTTCCAGTTTGAGAAACATATCTTTGATTTGATACATAGTCAATAGAAGTTATTTCAAATTGATAATACTTACCCCATTCTTGTTCATCATAGATAAAAGGTATTGCGAGATTTGTTAAACCTGAACTTGTAGTTGATGTAGCATCAAAGAAAATATTAGATAATTCGTAGATATTTAAGTTATAGAAGCCATATGTAAAAATTTTTAAATATAAACCCACATATCCATCAAATACAAAATTATAAGATGTTGGTAGATATATTTTGACTATATCATAAGGTATTGGTGATGTATTATAATCTTGCTCTTGTAAAAAATTATATTTTGACGGACTCACTTGAGTATATTTTCTGAGAACTGGATCTAATTGGAATAGATTATTAGTTATATTATTGTTGTTAGAGGTTGAAAGAAAACTTCTTTTTTTATTCTCATTTAAATTGGTTATAACTTTATAATTCTCTGTTATGTAATGCTCATTATCAAATGTCCATTCCATTAGAACATTTGTATTTAACTTTATAAACTTCGACGATCTTGCCATTATCTTTTATTTCTTTTTTCTATATATAAAAAATGAAACTTTATCTAATAAAAAATATAAAAATTAAAAAATAATTATTTATTATGAATAATAATATAAGTTTTCCACCTGGATCACCTTGGCCTGGTGTAACAACAACTGGTTCACCTTGGTTAACAATAACACCAGATATAACAACAATTAATTCACCTTGGTTAACAATAACACCAAATAAATATACACTTGAAAATTTATTCTATTACATTGAATTTGAATGTGATAATAAATCATTATTAAATTCAAGTATTGTAGGCATCAGAAGAAAAAAGTTTATTTTTAATTGTAATTATGTTGGAAACAGAATTCAACCTTATGAATATATAATGAATTTGATAGATGATAAGAAACTATTCTCTGTTAATGTTACCGTAAGTGATATATTAACAATCTCTTATGTTAATGTTAGATTTACTGAGATAGAAAATAATTTAAATTTTAACGGTAATTGTAATTTTAGTGAACTTAAAGTTAGATTTAGATGTGAAAAAATATTATATAAAAATCATAAATTATCCAATAAAGAATTAAGAGCAGATAAGATAAAAAAAATAAATGAAAATGTAGAATGAAAATAGTAGTAGTTAATGGTTCAGCAAGAAGTGGTAAAGATAATTTTGTAAATTATTTCAAAAAACACTATAATAGTAAGTGTTTTAATTGGTCCACGATAGACAAAGTAAAAAGAGTCTCAAGAAGAAATTTTGGTTGGAATGGTAGAAAAACTGATGAGGCAAGATTATTCCTATCTGAATTAAAAAGAATTTGGACAGAATTCAATAATGGTCCATTTGAAGATATGGTTAACAAGATCACTAGACATTACACCAAATTAGATAAAAAGGATAAGCAAAATGTAATATATTTTATTCATTGTAGAGAACCACATGAAATTCAAAAATTTGTAGATAAATATGAAGATAAGTGTATTACATTACTCTTAAAAAGAGATGATAGGGATGTACCTAATAATGAATCTGATAAAAATGTTGCCAATTTCAATTATGATCATATTATCAACAATATTGGTGATAAAAAGCAATTAGAAAAAGAAGCAATAGAATTTATTAATAAAATAAAATAAAAATATGCAAGAATTAATATTTAATACTACACAAAAAACAATAGAGATAAAAAAAGATTATCAAGGTGATAAAATTTATCACTTTAATAATATATCTACTGTTAAATATTTAGAAGGTTTTTACGAAGTTATTCAAGAATCTGATGAAATTGATGAAAAAACAGGAAAGCCTAAAAAATATCCCATATTCAGATTACCAATATCTAATACAAATATGAGAATAATAAAATGATAAAAATTATAATTAGCTTATATATTGTAATAGTATGTTTATCTGTAGTGATGGCGACACTCACACTATTAAATGTCATTAAAAGAAAAAAAATAAGAGCTTAAAAGCTCTATTTTTTTAATCAATCTCCAAGTCCTGTTTATAAAGTTTATTCTTACCCTTTCTAGAATAATCTTTTAGAGTTTTATGCTTTTTATTTTTAGCATACCAACCTGTGCTATTCTCAATTTCAGCATCACGACTACCTCTGCGAATAGCTTTCAAATAATCAATATTTACTTTAGAATCTTTCATACGTTTTATATATTTTTACAAATATAATACTTTAAAATAAAAAAAGTCTCATTTCTGAGACTTTTTTTATTTTAAATTTATTTTTATTTAGCCGGTGTCTCGCTTAATTCGGTTTCGATTCCTTTATCTTTTGAAGTCAATTTCACAATTTTAACATCATTAGAAGTTTTATCGTATCTTATTGATATTCTATCACCAACTTTAAGTTCTTCATTAATAATTGCATCTGTGATTTTATCTTCAATATATTTCTGAATTGCTCTTTTTAATGGTCTTGCACCATAATCGGGATCGTAACCTTTTTCAAATAAAAAGTCTTTTAGAGAGGTTGTGATTGTAATTTCATATCCAATATCTTTCAACCTCTGAATAGTAGATTTAACTTCAACATCTACGATGGTACCAATATTATCTTTTGTTAAAGAATTAAACATTATAACTTCGTCAATACGATTCATAAACTCAGGATTGAAGATTTTTTTCAATTCTTTTTCAATAACACTATTTTTATCAGACTGAGAAACATCAGTCTTGAAACCAATACCAGTTCCAAAATCTTTAAGTTTTCTGGATCCGGCATTTGATGTCATAATAATAATAGTGTTTTTAAAGTCAACTCTACGACCATAACTATCAGTTAGTACACCATCATCAAGAAGCTGAAGAAGAATGTTATAAACGTCAGGATGTGCTTTCTCAATTTCATCAAGAAGGATAATTGAATAAGGTTTACGTCTTACTGCTTCAGTTAATTCACCACCATCTTCATAACCAACGTATCCAGGAGGTGCTCCAACTAACCTAGAAACTGTATGTTTCTCCATATATTCACTCATATCAATTCTAATCATTGAATCTTCTGATCCAAAAAGTTCCTTCGCAAGAACTTTGGCAAGGTATGTGTTATGAGTCACAGTAAAATCACCTAATAAATATAAATGGTTTCCATCAATTTCGAATCCATAATAGTCATCAACTCCAATATATTCCACATCAAATCCTGTCAACATTACGTTCTTTTTTTGTTTTCTTGCTGTAGATTGCTTTTTACTTAAAATAATATTAAGATCACTTAAATCTCCACATATATTAATAGAGTAATATATATCTCCGTTTACTATTTTTGGTGTTTTTGACGCTCTATATCCAAGACTTCTAGATAAAAATAGAATTTGATCCGCTAATTTATCATATTTGGTTGATATCAAATAACAATTATGATGATGATACCCATCACTATCAATAAGTCCAGCTAAAACTGCTTTTCTAACAGAAGAATCATTATATAAGTAATCATCAGGAATAAATTTGCTATTAGTAATATCTTTCTCTTTATATTTCTTCATTAAATTATATTCTCTGAAAGTTGTCATTAAATTATTATTATGATACTCTCCTTTAATATTACCCGTTAAAACGTATGTATTGGATTTATTGTTTTCTAATTCGTCAACTCTAACATTAAGATTCCAATCTCTAGCTATTTTGTATATATAATCTACTACTTCAGAATCTGCTGTAGTTATCCCACAATTATGACTATTACCATCACCTAACCATAATCCCATAAAATATGGATCTATTTTAACCATTTTTGATGGAAACTCAACATTAGTTCTCCATAATTTATGAATGTGCTTGAACCATTTACTCTTTTCTAGATATTCATTTAGTGGTATATTTACCGTTTCATATGAGCCTGTTTTTTTAAGTGAGAGAATATGCGGATTATTACAAACGAATGAATCTCCACCGTTTAATGGATTTATTCGATACATCTTATCTTTACCTCTTGCTAAAGAAATCACTGTTCTTGGTGTAGAATCATCACCCATTAATAAATCTCCTGGTAATACATCTTCAACATTTTTAATACTACCATCAAACATTAATATTTTTGTTCCTTTACCGTGACATTTCCCCACACCTGTAGGACCCAAGAAAATAAATGAACCAACAGGTCTTTTTGGATCTTTAATACCGATCCTTGCTCTTTTAACTGCTCGTACAAGTTTATCTACAGCATCATCCTGTCCGATAACAATACCTTTAACTTTACTAGACATAACTTTTAATTTAGTATTTTCATCAGATGATACATTATCTACTGGAATTTTTGTCATTAATGCGATAACCTCTGTCACATCATCTTTGGATACAATATCTCTAACTTTAGAAATTTCAGCTTTCCAGATTTCTTTTTCTGAATTTAACTGTTTTGTCAATTCCTTTTCAAGATCTCTTTTCTCAGCCGCCATTTCAAATTTTTGCTCATTTACATATGATTCTTTCTCGGTTTTTATTTTTTTAATTTTCTTTTCAAGATCCTGAATTTTTTTAGGTGTTTCAATGTTCTTATTAACATGAACTTTTGAACCTGCCTCATCCATAGCGTCGATTGCCTTATCTGGTAGATGTTTTTCTGACATATATTTATCAGTTAATTCTACACAATATTTCAGTGCTTCATCGGTATAGGTAACATTATGATAATCTTCATATCTCTCTTTTAGATTTTTAAGAATTTCTAATGTTTCAGATTTTGAATTGGGATCTACATCTACCTTCTGAAATCTACGTTCAAGAGCTGCGTCTTTTTCAATATATTTACGATACTCTTCAAGTGTTGTCGCACCAATACACCTAAAAAATCCTCTAGATAATGCTGGTTTCAACATATTAGCAGCATCAAGAGAACCCTGAGCAGATCCTGCACCAATAATTGTGTGAATTTCATCAATAAATAGAATAATGTTATGATTTTCTTCCATTTCTTTGATGATTCCTCTCATTCTTTGTTCAAATTCACCACGATATTTAGTACCAGCAACCAAAGAACCCATATCAAGTGTGATAATTCTCTTATCTTTTAGATTTTCTGGTACTTTACCTTCAACAATTAATTGTGCAATACCTTCAACAATTGCAGATTTACCTACACCTGGTTCACCTACCAAAACTGGATTATTCTTTTTTCTACGCGAAAGAATTTGTGAAATTCTTTTTATCTCAGTTTTTCTACCAACAACGGGATCTAAACTATTCTCTTTAGCTAGTTTTGTAAGATCTGTACCAAATTGATCAATTAATTTGGTTTTAGAATTCTTATTACCCTTAGCTTCGGGTTCGTTTACTGGTTCTTCCATTTCCATATTACCTTCTCCTTCTAATTCGTTACTAAAATCAACTTCTTCCTCCTCATTTCTAAGTTTTGCTTTGATAAGTTTAATAATTTCAGGATTTTTACTAAAAAGTTCCGTTACCAAATTAGTTTTATTTTCTAGTATTGCTGAGAATACGTGCTCAGCCTCAACTTCATCAGCATTAATTTTTTCAGCAAATGAAATTGCATTTTTAAGAATTTTATCTGTTTCAGAATCAAGTGAAATTTTAGAATTACTTCTCAGTTTATTTATTCCAATCTGATACTGATAAGCTAGTGACCAATCATGTAAAGTTTGTTTTACATTTTCTACATTAAGAATATCCTCCAACAGAGAATAAATCTTTGGATCTTCGTTAACTAGTGCTAAAAATAAATGTTCGGGTCTAATTGTATTAGACCCAATACCAATTGCAATTTGTTTACTACTTTTAATAGACTCTTCTACACTTTTTGATTGCTTCATAATTTATTACTTTTTGTTAGAATATATATTTTTAATTTCTAATGAATCTTTCGATATACCAAAAATCATACCAATTACAAAGATAGGAAAAAATATAATAGATCCTATCCAAATATAAAAAATTCTAATAGAATTTAGAATTTTTATTACAGGTTTTGCCCAGTCTTTAAAAATATCTAAATCTGAATCTTTTATTAAATTATTGTAAATATACAATAAATATTTGGCTATAAATCTTCTCATTTTATTCCTCGATTGATAATGTCAATCCTCTTTCTTCTAATATTTTTTTAATTGGCATCAAAGATTCTTTTGAGCCAGTTTTGATGATATCTTTACCTTGAAGATGAACAGTCCAAGCTGTACTTTCAGCTCTTTCAAATGAAAATTTTAAATATGTGATTAGACATATAATTACCCATTCAAATGAATTGTGATCATCATTCCATAAGATTAATTTAGATTCAGAACTAGAAGAGATTCCAGATTCTGCTAAAATTTCATCTAGAGTTTTCGTTTCAATTTTTGTGTCACTCATACCTATTATATTATAACTATTTATAAAGTTTATTTTTCTTTTCTTCGTGTTCCAACTCTTTAATATATTCTTCTGTTTCTTTAACTAAACCAGAATAAAATAGACTATCAGGTCTTTTACTTAGTTCCACTTTATATTTTTCTAATGATTTTTCAAAAATAGAAATAGTATCGTTTAGATAATTGAAGAAATGAATATATTTCATAATTTCGACCATTTTTGGATCACCAATTGCCTTACTTGGAGTATCTGACAATTTGACAACTGGAATACCATCAGCCATTGTCATTTTAATGACCATATTCATCGGATTACTTTTTGCATTGGGATTAGTCTTTTTCATAAAATCAGAAGTGAAATTAGTACCAATACCAAAAGAACAACGAATTTTATCTTTACAATATTCTTTCAATTTAATTGTAGTTTCTATATCTAGTGCATTGCTAAATACAATAAGTTTACTCATAGGATCAATTTTCATCTTTTTATAATGATCAACGATCTTATCAGTAAACACATATGGATCACCTGAATCATGCCTTACACCATCCCATAATTTGGCTTTTTCTAAAGAAAAATCTCGAAGGAATGTATCAATACCAAAAGTATCAGGAAGCATAGTTCCTAATGTGCCTTTATAGGTTTTAGTCCACCTTTCCATAAATATCTTATTTGGATGATTCAGACTTTCTAGAGCAGCAACCGCACCAATTGCTTCGTGTGCGCAAGTTCCGAGCGCTTTAACATCATATTTCATAGCTAAATAGCAATTGCTAGTACCAGCAAATCCGTTGTATTTTTTCATTTCTGAAACTACAATTTCCTGGGTTTCAAAATTGCGTCTACGACGAGTACCAAAATCTGTAAAAATACATTCAGCTTCACTTAAAGTTTTTGCTTTTGAATTTGCAAGAATTTCCTGACCTTTCATACTCCAATCAGTATCAATCATTCTAAAATAAACTTCTGAAATGATAGCCATTAGTGGTACCTCCCAAAGTATAGTTTCTCTCCATTTACCTTCGATTGAAATTTGTAACTCATTTTCAGAGTTGAGAACAATTTTCACTTGTTTAGAATTGAACCTATAAGCTGCTAAATATTGACGATATGCTACAGGAAGAAAATAAAGATTTTCTTTCATCCAATCATATTCTTCATCAGTAAGTTTTAATTTTGACATCAATTTAACTTGATGTTTGATTTCCTTTACTGCTTCAGCAGTAAATTTCATTGATTTATCACGATTACTAAACGCATAAATTACATCTACATCATTATAATGATCCAGAACAAAAAATTGCATACTTAGCTTATAAAGATCATTATCTAGAATACTTCTAATTATTGGTTTCATAAATTTTTATATTAATTAGAATACAAATATACATATATTTTTTTTAAAATCAAAAAGTCCAGAATTTTTTCTGGACTTTTTGACTTATTTTGCAATTTTAATTTTATCTGATTCTAATCCAACAGGTTCAAATAATCGCCATCCAATAAAATAAATTGGTACACCAATTGTTTCTATCAGAATAACGCTCCAGATTACATTACCAACAACTAATTTATATTCTACACCTTCAATTTTCTTCTTTTCTTGATTAAAAAGACCATAAGGTTTTACATTTACTGTGGTGTCAATTACGTAAGTTTTACCATCAATTTGTTTTTCAATTGGCATTCTGATATGTTTAGAATTTGCACAAGACGAGACCATCATTGCAACCACAATGAATAGGAATACATAATTTTTTTTCATTTTTTATTTTTTATTAGATTTTTTATAAATATTCATTCCAATATCAACAAAATTACTATTATTATCAAAATAATAATGATTTAATAGTGTTGTGTCACCAGAACTATCAAGTTTAATTGCTGTTAATTTGTAAAAGGTTAAGTTTTTAACATTTGGTTCAATAGCTAATTTTGCTATTGAATCAGATTTGTTAACAAGGCTATCATAATAACCACTTAGAGGTTGATTTAAAGATCTGGCAATATCAAGCATAAATAGTTGCCTATCACTTATATATTCGTGTATTTCAACATACGCTTCTCTTCCTGAGAGTGTAAATTCTTTTATCTCAACATCTTTCAATTCGACTTCGGACATATTTACAGATAATTTATCTGTAACAAATTCTTTTCTGACGTTACTCTTATTGTCGCACGACAACATCGTCATTAAAATACTAATACTTAAAAATGTAATAAAATTTTTCATCTTGTTTTTATGTTAATTTATTTTTTATTGAATTATTATTAGAATACAAATATAATCATGCTTTTTCAAATAAACAAATGTTATTTAAAATAAAAATAGAGATTGTGTCAATCTCTGCTTTTTTCTTTCTCCATTGCTTTCTTAATAAGATGTTCTATGTATTTAGATTTGTTAATATTCTTTTCCTCACAAATCTTATCCAAGATTTCATCTAATTCAATATTAATTGAAACTGATAAAGTTTTCTTCTTATCAGTTGTTTTTGGTCTTGCCATTTATTTTTTTATAGATAAAAAATTGAAAATGGTTTAAAATAAAAAAGATAAAAAAGACCAAATTTTCTAACTGCCAAATCAAAATGGAAAAATATGACATTTTTTTATTTATATATACTATAAAAATACTAAATAAATATGAAAAAACCAAAAACAAAAAGAAAAGTATCAATATCATTAAATAGTAATGTATATACTTTTTTAGAAAAATTTGAAAATAAATCTAAGTATATTGAATATTTAATATATAAAGACTTGAAAGATAATAATGTCCTGAAAAAAGATATAATACTATGAAATATAAATATATTTATAAAACTGTAAATCTTACTAATGGTAAAGCATATATAGGACAACATTCAACTGACATAGAATATGATAATTATCGTGGTAGTGGTCCTAAACTATTAGAAGATATAAAAAAATATGGATTAGATAATTTTGTAAGAGGTATTATAGAATATTGTGAAGATAAAGAAGAATTGAACGAAAGAGAAAAATATTGGATTAAATATTATAATACAATAGAGGAAGGATATAATATTTGTAAAGGTGGAGGTGATTATCCTGTTTTATATGGTAAAAATAATGGTTTTTATGGTAAAAAACATTCAGATGAAACAAAAGAAAAAATTAGAAAATCAAGAGAAGGAAAAACACCTTGGAATAAAGGTAAAACTGGTATCTATCAGGCATCAGAAAAACAAAAGAAAATTGCAAGTGAGAGACATAGTGGTGAAGGTAATTGGAATTATGGTAAAAAAGGTGAGTTGTCACCATCTTTCGGATTAAAAAGAAGTAAAAAAACAAAAAAGTTGTATAGTGAAACAAAAAAAGGTGCTAAAAATCCAAATGTTGGAGTATTTGAAATTTTAACACCTGATGATAAAAAATACATTACTGCTTCTGGAATACCAGATTTTTTAGAGAAGCATCCTGAATATAATTCTAAAAAATGGGTATTATATCATTCGAAGAGATTAAACAAAAGGTATCAAGGTTGGAGAGTAACTTCAATTTCGTTATAAGAATTTACGATAATTACATTAAATGTATCAACTAATTCATTAACGATTTTATTAATTTCTTCTTCAGTTCCGATGCCTCTGCATCCACCAAGATTAAGAATAACCTGAAATCCTGCTTCAGATAAATCCTTACATGTCTCTGATACGCAGAAATTTGTGGCTAATCCAGCAACAATCACAGTAGTAATATTTTTTGATTCGTACCATTCAATAAGTCCGGTAGAAATTTTTTTGTTAAGATCATGATAACAGCTTGAATATGGATGAAGGTCAGGTTCAAAGCCTTTTGCAAGAAAGAAATCATACTCTTTCATTTCAGGAAGACCATCAATAAGTTCCATACCGTAAGTACCGGACATACAATGTGCATTCCAAGCAATATCAACATTTTCACCTTTAACTGGTGTAAATTGAGGCTTTTTCGAATTTGCCAACCAAATTGCATTAGCAGGATGAACATCTTTAGAAACAGTTTTATACTTAACCAAATTGTTTTGACCATTCAATTCGTCTACAATTTTATCACCTTCATTTACTGGCAATTCGTCAGGACAAAGCGGAGTAAATCCTTTCTGAGGATCAACATTGTGGCTAGCGGTTTTATCAAAAACCACTGAAATTTTTTGAGTTTCGTCTAATTCAATATTCATAATATTTATATTATTTGTTGTAACAAAGATAAGGAATTAAAATTAAAATAAAAAATAATGAAAAATTATTTATTAAGTTTTTGAAGTTTTTGAAGTTTATACTTTCTGAATGCTTTCTCCATTTTGTTAAAATATTCATCTGAACATTTGTGCTGAGAAATTTTTTCAACTATTATTTCTTCAGGATTATTACCAGTATATCCTAATATTGTCATTAAAAATGCTTCTGAAATTTCCTCTGGTATATTTACTTTTACCATTTGATTATCTTTTCTATAATATATATCGCCATTATTATAAATTCTTAATAATTCTTGAGAATTCTTATCAGTGACACTGAATATATTATCTGCTTGGGTTTGTTGTAATGTTGACATTTTTTTATTTTTTTTTAAATAAGTACTTGTCATAATATTCTGTTTCCATATTTCTGAGTGTTTTAAGAACGATATCTATAAAGTTAGGTCTCTCATCTAAATCTTCAAATTCTTTTTGAGTTTTAGCATCTTCAACTTCCCTGATTAGATCTTCTAATGATACGTAGGGTCTACCATCTTCTCCTTTTAATGTTCTTACTATTCCCATTTTATATATGTGTTTACTTATATATTATTTTTAATCTCCCCGGATCTCTTATGTACTAATATTTTAATTCTAGGTGTGAGATCAATTTTTCATCTTTTTTAACTTCAATGAGAGCTTGATAGTTTATCGGATGAACATGCTCTATAATAACAACTTTTTTTACTTTTGTTTTAATTACATCTAAAAAATCTATAAATTGTTGTACTGAATCACCAATTAATTTACCCATAATTTCATCAAGAAAAATGAAAGTTGGTTTAGATTTAACGTTAATTTCTCTTAATGCTATTTTTAAGGCAAGTGAGCAGAATGTTCTTTCCATTCCTGAACTTTCTATAGAGTTTTGACTTACATCCAATCTATCATTAGCACTCATTCTTAAAGTTAAATTCTCATCAAAAAATAAAGTAAAATTAACATTAGATAATAAATCATTCAATTCCTTATTTATTAGATGTATAGATTTTTTCAATAAAAAGGTAGGTATACCATCTCTTGATATGCATTTTTGATATTCTTTAAGAAGTTCTTCTTTTTTTCTTTGTTTCAAATATTTTTTAATGTTAATAGATATTGTATCTATTTCACTATTTTTTAATAATATATCTTTCTCATAATCTATATTTTCTTGATTAATCTCTTTAATATTATCTTTGATAATATTAATCTTTTGTTCTAAATCGTTGATAGATATTTGAATTTTTTCATTTTCTTCAATTTTAGATTTATACTCTTGAAATTTATCTATCTCTAATTGTAAATCTTTTATTTTCAGTTCAAAATTTTCAATTGAAAGTTTTATATTATCTTTTTGAGAAATCTTTGTATTTCTAAGTTCAAATTTTTCTTTCAATTTTTCTTCAATTTCTATATCATTTTCAATACTTTCAATATTGAAATTTTTTAATTCTATTTCTAGATTTTTAATAACTTTTAAATTTTCATTTCTAGAAATTTCTATCTTTTTAAGTATGATTTCACCTCTTAAAACATTTTCTTTAAGTGATGGCGCATTATCATAATTATCATTTTTAATCTGTTCAATTATTGATTTAGTAGTTAAATTATCTTGTTTTAGAATGTTAACATCACCTGCTTCAACAATTTTTTCTTTAACTTTCTCAGAATAAATACTATTATTAATTGTCTTCTTGCTCTCTTCTAATACTTTTTCCTTATCATCTAAGCTAGGTAGAGTATTTTTCAGTTTTTTATATTCTGATAAGTATTTCTGTATTTTATCTGTATTTTCCTTTTTCTCTTCTCCTAATTCTTTGATATTTTCTTGTAGATGATTCAAATGCTCAGAGTACTTTGGATCGTTGCTATCATATTCTCTACCACAAGTTGGACAAGATGTTGAATTTTTCAACTCATCTATTTCTTTATCTAGCTTATCATTTGCATTTTTAGCATTAATTCCATCCTTTTGTAGTAGCTTAATTTTATTATTTATTTCATTCCTTTGTAGAATTATATTTTGAATTTGTGAATCAATATTTCTAATTTCTTCATTTATGATTTTATCTATTTGATTCTTAATCATTTCTATCTTAAGTTCATTATTATTAATTTTAAATTGTAATTTCTTAATCTCAGACTCTTTTAATTCTTTAATTTTAGATAGTACCTTATCTTTTTTATTATCTGATTCTGTTATAAGATTTTTTAAATTTGAAATTTCATCTTTTCTTTCAGATATTTTATCATTAGTTTCTTTAAGTTTTATTTTTAGATCATTAAGTTTCTTTGTATCAAAGTTTAAAGGTAATTCTTTAATTTCTCTTTCCAAAATGACATTTTGAATTTTAAGTTCCTCTATTTTTTTATCGTAATTTTCAATAGAATTAAGATTAATATTTTCATCAAAATTAATCATTGATGAGTCTATATTATTTAATTTTTTATTAAAATCATCTCTTTTGTTGTTGAGGTTAGATAATTCATTATCAAAATTTTCTATTAAGGTCTTATTGGTATCTATTTCTATTTTTTTATTTTCAATATTTGTGCTTAACTCATCTATTCTAGCTTCTGATTCTTGTATATCTAGTATTATTTTTTCCTCACTCAATTCTTTCTTATATTCTTTAAATTCCTCTAACTTAATTTCAAAAACATCATATCCTGCATCTCTGATTATATTATCCATAAAAACACTTCTGGTTTCTGATAATATTGAGTTCAGATTATCAGCGTTAGTGTATGATAATCTTATAAATGATGCTATGTCACTTATAATTAGTTCTAATTTTTCTTGCGTTTTTACTCTGACTTCATCTGTTAATTTATTTTTTTCTGATACTTCATTTTTATAGAAATCTAGTGTGGTTGGGCAACTAGAAATAATCGTCTTGTTCTTATTCCAAATTCTTTCTGTTTTTCGTTGTATAATAAATTTTTCACCATCCACATCTATAATGGCACCACCTAAGCAATAGTCCAAATCTCTTTTATTATTTATGTATCTACTATCACCGAATTTTTCAGGTGATAAGGTAACTGTTGTTTTACCAAATAAAATATAAGTCAAAGCATCCAAAATTGTAGTTTTACCTTCCTGATTTAATCCGATTATTTGAATCATGCCATCAATATCATTCCAATCAATTTTATTATCGTCACCATATGATTTAAAATTACTAAACCAGAACTTATCTACACTCCATTGTATATTAGCTTTAGTATTTTTAAGGTTCAATCTATTGTTGATAATTTGATCAATTTTTAAAATTTCATCAATATCTTCTTTTTTATATTTTTGATTTTCAAGGTATTCCTTAAATATACTATTTTGTATGTCAGTATCACTTAAATCTAAAGATTCAGATAACATTTCAGAATCTATAACGTCATTATAAACAAAAATTTTTTCAAATTTAACTTTTGTCGTATTCAAATTTTCTTTGATATAATCTCTGATTTGTTTTTCATTAATAGTATTAATATTTGAACTTAAATCTTTCCAATGAACCTTAATTTCAGTATCTTCGGTTAAATTTTCTACTTTAATTTTAAGATTTTCATAGTCAGTTTCTTCATCGATATATAAATTAAGAAATCTATGATCATTTTCAATATCATATTCTGTTATTTCAAATTCTGTCGCACTTATTAAATTCCACAAAAGAAATCCGTGTTTATCAATTGATTCACCATAATCTTTTTGTATTAATGATCCACAATATGCAGCTGATTTATTTTTTCTAAAGTATTGTCTTTTATGAATATCGGCAAGCATCATATAATCATTATGATTAAAATATGATATATCTTTTAGTGACTTATCGGTAAATACTTTACCTATATCGGTTGAAGAATTTTGTATCGGATCATGAAAAAGTCCAACATAAATTTGATTTTTATCTTTTATCTGCCCGATCCAAGGATCTATATTTTTTTCTGGATGATGATATACTACCCAAGAAATTTGATCGTCTTTATAAATACCACTTTTATTATAATAAGTAATATTAGTATTATTTATCAATTTAACAATGGTTTCAATACTATCAATTCGGTTTAATGATTTATAGTTCAAATCATGATTACCACAAGTAATTATAATTTTTGATATTTTAGATAAATTATTTAAAAAATTTCCAGCTAATAATTTAGCTTCGTTAGATAAAGTTAATTTACTTTCAAATAAATCACCTACAATTACTATCCTATCAGGTTTTAATTCTTGTAATTTTTTGTATAATCTATTAAATACTTTCTGATATTCATCGTGTCTATTTTCATTCAATATATGGATATCACCCAAGTGTGCAATTATCATTCTATTTTATTATTTTTTGTTTCGAGATACTTAATAATTTTATTTTCTATGAACTTTGATTTATTAATCTTATGTTTTTTGCAGTAAATTGTCATTAAATTTAATATCTCCGGATGTATTGATATACTAATACTTTTTTTCTTATTGAATTTCACTATATTAATATTTATTTTATTTCAATAGATTATATTGAGTTTTAATATTAAAGTTTTTGTAAAAAAATGGTAAAAAATACCATTTTTTATTTTAAATATTTATATATACTATAATGAAAAAAATATATGACAAGGCTAAAAGAGAGAAATTATCAATAACCATTGATAATGAGTTGCTTATTATAATAGATGAATTAACTTCAAATAGATCATATTTAATCAATTCAATATTAAAAGATTTTTTTAAGAGTGTAGATGAAGATGTATCAAAAATAAAATTATAAAATGAAGAAGCCAAATAATTATTGGACAAAGGATAGATGTCATGAAATTGCATTGAAATATAAAAATAGAAATGATTTCAGAAAAAAAGATGCTAGGAGGAAATACTATCTACTGGACATATGAAAATTGTAAAGCCGAAGCTATTAAATTTAAATATAGAACGGATTTTAATATTAATAGTAGAGGTGCAGCTTCTTCGGCTAGAAATAATGGTTGGTATGATGAAATATGTTCACATATGGTATTTAATACACCTAAGAAATATTGGAGAGAACAAGAAATTAATTTTTTAATTAATAATTACGATAAAAGTATTAAATATTGTGCTAAGCAATTGAATAAATCTTATTATTCAATAAAGAGTATGCGGATGAAGTTAAAGACAAAAAACAATATCAAAAATTAATATATAAAGAAAAATAAAATTTTTAATATGAGCAAAATATTTGATTTTAAGAATTTCTTAAATAAAATGAATGAATCAGTTGCTGAACCTAACTTAATTGAACACATAGATTATACATTACTCAATCCGGGTGCAACTGAAAATGATATATTGGCTTTATGTGAAAAGGCTAATAATCTTGGTGTAAAATCAGTTTGTGTTTTACCAAAAATGGTTAAAGTTGCAGCTGAGGCACTTTCAAATTCACCGGTATTGGTTTGTACAGTTGTAAGTTTTCCTCACGGAACAGATACAACAGAACAAAAATTATCTGAAACTAAACAAGTTATTGCTGCTGGAGCTGATGAGGTTGATATGGTGTTAGATTATCCTAAATTGATAGAATATGTTGAGAAAGAAAAAAACAATTTCGGGTTAAGTGATTATAATTTTGTTTATGATGTTGAAACCTTAGTTGATGAATGTCATTCTCATACTAATAAAGATGGTGATGAAATAGTTTTAAAAGTTATTGTTGAATCAAGTGAGTTGAGTGAAGAAGCTACAGAAAATGCAACTCGTATATGTATAGAAGCTGGTGCTGATTTCATTAAAACTTCAACAGGAATGAAAACACCAAGTGATAATCCAGGTGTAGCAGAATTAAATAAGGTTCAGATAATGAGAAAAATCATAGAACAAGAAGGCTCTGATATGAAAATTAAAGCTTCTGGTGGTATAAGAACATTAGCAGACTTGAAAAAATTTGCGCCTTATGTAGATAGATTTGGTGTTGGTTTTGCATCAGTTGATTCTATATTTGGTGGTGCTGAAGGCACAGGAACTAGTAGTTATTAAAAAAATATTAAATTATGAAACACATAAAAGAATTTAATAAGATTAGTGAATCAGGAGATGATTATATTGATATTTTCTATTCTGATAATAAAGAAAAAATACTTGATATTTTAAATAATTATAAAGAAGGTATTTATGGTCCTGATCATGAAACATATGCGATAAAAGAAGAATATTTTGATGAAATAGCGGATGAAATTTCAAAATTATTTTAATAAAAAAGCCTGATTAAATCAGGCTTTTTTATTTTAAACTTCTTTTCCTTCTTCTAATATTTTTTTCTTAAAATCATAATCTATTTCATCATATAACATATTAATCATTTTAGCACAATAGTTGAATTCTTTTATGAGTAATTCTGTATCATCTTTCATATCATAAAGATCAGTTATTTTTTCATTTAGATACACAATATCATCATCTACACCTAATTGTCTAAAATTATTATATTGTGAGATTATACTCAATCTTTTAAGCATTTTTGGTATTTCATTAAATAATCTTGCCATATTTTATAAATTGTATTTATCTACTAATATGTAGTTTTGAAATTTTAATTGGTTTAGTTATATCTACTACATGTATATTTGAATTAGTTTCATGAAATATTAATCCTCCAGATATTAAATCTACTTTTTTTAATCTAGATTCTATATATTTCATACCATTTTTAGAATAAAAATTTACTACAACATTTTTTAAACCTTTATCTAATTGAAACATTTTATTTGGTAAGAATATATTATTTAAATCTATAATATAATAATATTCATTTTTCAGAAACTTTAATACCAGTCCACCAATTATATATATCATCAATAGGATACATACTATCACCAAAGCTTTCAAAATTTTTTATCATTCTTCATAAATTATATTTATTTGATGTTACTTCCCAATCTTCAACATAAACATCACCACCATTAATTAATTTTTCATGATTATATAATATTTTACCTAAGCCGGTATTATTGTAAAAATCATCAATCACATTTCTAATGTAGAAATACTGATTTTTTATTAAAAAAACTATTGTATCTTTTTTAAAATATTCAGCATTAGTACTTGATAAATCACTTATATCTTCTATATTCCAATCATTTAAAAATTGTTCTCTTCGGACTCCTAATTTATCTAATGCTATTAAAAATTTATCCCAGGACCCATTAATATGTAAGGTATAGTAAATTAAATTATCACCTCCTGGAATTATAAAACTTTCAAATTTTTTAATTTTCATAGATTGTATTTTTTTGCTGCTAATTCATAATCAGACACAAAAACATCACCACCATTAGTATAGGTTTTTATTTCTGTATCAAAAATTCTATCTTGAACACATATTTCATATGTATCTTGACCTAATCTATTTTTAAAGAAATCTATAAATACATAAACATAAACATTATTTGCAATAATATCTTTAATATAAGTATTATCAAAATCATAATGACTCATAACCATCTTCTTTATTCCTAATTTATCTAAAGCAATTTCAAACTTTATAAATGAATTATCAACTTTAATTTTATAATAAATTTTTTTATCCTCAACTTTTAGTGGTTTAAAAGTATCTGTTGATTCATTAAATTTTTTAATTTTCATATATTATACTTTTTTGTTGCTAACCAAAGGTATGGATCTTTAAGAAAATCAAAAATTTCATCTAATTTCATTTTCCAAAACAATTAGCATAATTATTATAATTTTCTATTGAATACATATAAATCAAATATACTTTGATTATCTATAATTTTATTTTTAGATAAATCTGAACCTAAAAATGAACGAATACATTTATAATTACCTAATAATTTTTTACCATCAAATACCTTAACTTGTTTATTAATAGTACCTACTGCTCCTACAATTGTTAAATATTTATTACCAAACATACTCTTCATAATTGAAAATTTTAATGCTAAAGTATTTGGATCCTTCATAAATCTAACGGTATCTAAATTTTTCTTATTAATAAGTAAATTTTTATAAGGTGCTTTAAAATCTATTTGAGAATTAGAATTTGTTAATTCTATACTTATTACACCTCCAGTTGTTTTTGCTATTGTTGTTTCTTCCTCAGCTTGAATTTTTCCACCTTTTAATAAAGAATCTTGATTTCTCCTTATTTCATTAAAATCAGCTCTTGCTAATGTTTTTTCTGTCATAATTCTATCGTTCATTTTATAACCAGATGGTGGAAGCCTAAAAAAATTACCCGTAAAAGTCATAGATACAATATTATCAGTTTTAAATAATCTCCAAACCTTTTTAGTTTCTGCTCTTTGTGAAACACTCCAACCTTCTAAATGCCACCCCCTGATTAACATATTTCGAGTATTTTTATTTACACCGAGAACCATAGGCTGAATAGTTCTTTCACGACCACCACGCCATTTATCCTTATCTCCTCTATAATTTATTAATATTATAAGACCATATTTTATAGCCTTTTTCATAAGATTTTCATTAAATTTTACGGGTTTATTAATAGGAAAATCAGGAATTATATTTGGATCAATTTGTTGAGCCTCATTAATTGCTGGGCCATATATTTTTATATGTTTTGGATTGAACTTATATTCTTTATTTTCTTCGTACATAATTAAATTTTAAATTTCCAGAATCGTATATTCTATATATTTTTTTTCTAACATAATTTCATGCTCAGTCTTATTTTTATCATGACCTTCTCTAACCAATTTATCTTTTCTAAAATTAAATCTATGCTTTCTAATACCATCAATAATATAATAATAATTTGGTTCAGTTTTACTAATAAATTCAAATCCTAATTGTTTATATAAATTACCTTGACTAAAACTTCTATCTGCATATGTAGTTATTTCATCTGGATTATACATTTTGATGAAATATTCAAATAATTTAGAAGCACCACCAATTATATTAGAATTTAATTTGTTACAAAATCTTAAGAGTTCATATTCATTTTGTTTTGTTGATTTTTTACACATAGCGGTAGTATTTATTCTTATACATACTTTTTTTGTAATTAACATCGTATATAACTACTTAATTTTCATTTATTTATAAAAACATGCAAGATCTTGATAATATATAATAAATAATATTTTCTCCCCCCCGAATTTTTGATTTTCTTGTATATATTAAAACTTTTTTATCGTTTCTTTAAGAAAGATTGAATCTATCACATCATCTAATGGTTTAGGAACTTCTTTATTTTTGCTGATAGAATCAATATTTAATTTAATCCAATCCTTTATATCCATATCTATATTACTATCAATAAAGGCATAAAGCATATCCCATTTATCAAATTTGATAGCAGATTTACCATATTTATTTTCATAGTGTAATATTGATTTCACTTTCTTTTTACCTGTTAATTCTATTCTAGGTAGATAAATCATCTTACACACTTCAGTTTTTAATGTCATTGGAGATATAATTATAATATCATTTTCATTTTTTATTTTCTTTAAGAGTTTATTTTTAAGAGTTGTTGTGAATTCTATAAGATCAAATATAGGTCCTCTTGAATTGTATGAATAACCTTCTATAGCAATTCTTATTTTATCTTTTTTATTATAATTATCAAAAATATCTTTAACAATCATATCAGTAATCTTATCAAATTCAATTAGTTTTAATATTTCAGATTTACTATAATCCGTTTCCAAATCATAATTATATACTATATTTCTATAGTTAATAAAATTACTGGTACATTTTAGCCAGTTATTATTATTCTTTTTAGTTGTATAACTGTATATTTTCACCTCGTCATTTTTTTCAATACAGAGTGCGGTTGAAATTTTAGAAACATCTAAACCTATAAATATCATTAAACTGTTTTTAATTTTTTTTATATATAAAGAAAAAAGAGTTCTATAAATATTGAAATGAATGAAGGTTTTAATATCATATATGCTAAGAAAATGAGCAGACCAAAAAACATTTACTTAGAGAATAGAATTAATGTGATTAATTTTATGATTGAATATAATGATGATATTGATTTTCTTTCTATAAATGAAGTTATTATAGATAAAAATAAATTAATCAATGATAATAAATTATTATCTAGAATTATTAAAATGAAGAAAATAAATAATATTACATGACGTATGATGGTGTTGTTATAAGATTAAATGAATTATTATATTTATTTCTACTAGATCCCGATAGTAATAAGATTAGAGATGGTATCAATATATCTGAGCATGATTGTTATAAAGATCTGCGACAAAATCAATTAATGGTTGTTGGTGTAATCTTTAAAGATGGTACGCAGAATATAGATAAGATTGATTTAGATGAATTTATATATGGTGAAGATTATGGTAGATATGATACTTTTCTTTATATTCATGATGTTTCCTTATATTCTATTGTAGAATCAATGAAATTAGAAGAATTGATAGAAAAAGGTGAATTGAATGATATTGCAATAGAATGTATTAACAATTCAAAACAATAAAAGATATGAAAAAATTTTTAATCGTAGAGAGTTTACAAAGATTAAGAGATAAAAAATATGATGATAACATCACAAGTTCTATAAATAAATTACTAGAAAATTATAGTGAAGATCAACTCAGAATTTTATTACAATATAGAGGTATAAAAATAGATAATAATTTAATTAATTTATTTTTCATTGAAAATGTTGGATTCAGATGTATAAATGAAAAAGAGAATGTTTACGGTAAATTACCTATATGTAATAATATTGAGAAATATATGAATAAATTGTATCTTGATTCATTTGAAGATCAAGAGTAGTTTGCCCTGGCAAATAGATTATCTCCTATACCTAATCCTATACCTAAAGAGCAATCTCCACTCACTGGATCATTTATACCGATTAAACAATCAGGAATAAACTCTACCTGTGGCATATTCGGATCAATGTAATATCTTAATCTTTCTTTTTTTTGTTTTTTCTCAATTTGATTAACATTACCAGATTCATCAACAAATACATAGATATTTTTAGTTTCGCCACTCAAGACAACGCTACTGATTGGGTATGTGTAACCACTAGATACATTTTCAGTATTAACAACATTCGCAGGTCTACTTAATCTTCCCATATACCTATATATTTATTTTTGAATAGAACTATTTGATGATATTTGTGAAATATAAGTATTGTTTAAAGTATTCACTTTTACAATAGTTTCTATTGGTGTTGATATCACAGTACTATCAGTTACAATATCTACACCAACCCATTTCTTAGGTTCATTGCTAATATAATTAGTTGTTTGCCAATATTTCATCTGATGTAAATCAAAATTATGATTTACTATCCACCAATTTCTAGGTTCATCATAATAAAATAATTTATTATTAACATATCCTAATCCACTTCCATCATTGTCATAGGTTGTAGTCTCAATATAAATATAAGGATCTACATATTTATTAATATTAAAACTAAATGGTTTTAAATCATTCTTATTTATTTTTAAATATTGTACAGGTACAAGTGTATCAGTTGGATTTAATATAGTTGAACCGGAAAGATAGAAAGTCTTTATTTTTGCAGTGAAATGAACTGGTACGTCATTATTATCAATGGTAGTTCCGGTTGCACCAGACATAGTGTAAAAATTAACCGTTATCAAATAATCTGAACCGAAATTTAGGGTTGCCGTATAAGTGAAATTGACTACCGTTGAATCTCTCTCAACGACTGATTTAATAGTCTGATTTGATTCATCATACTCTTGATAAAATGTACCATTTGAATCAGCTACACCTGTAATATCTAATAAATTAGCAGAAACTGGTATAATATTTTTTCTTAACCAATTCTTTAATTTTGTCAATTTATATTGAACTTCATCTAATGAGTAAATTAAAACATTATCACCATCTTCATTTGTAATTTTATATGCCAAATTAAATAAATTTGTCTTCTTCCAAGAATATTGATTTTGATATTTACCTCCAATAAAATCCATTTCATTCCAACCTTCAACAGTATTATCAAAAATATCCGGAATTAAAACTTTGTGTAATTTACCATAAAGTGGAGATGATTGATCTATATTTCTATAATATTCATATAATTGTAAATCATTATATCCAAAATAATTAATAGCATTAACTAATGATTTATATGAACCTATATAATCATAAATTTCTCTAAATGTAGTTAACATTTCTTTTCGTTTTCTATTAAATAAAGTGTAATCAATAGCATTATCTTGTATATCAGATTGATATAATATTTGATAAACATCTTCTTCAGATTGTACACCTAAATTATTAAGATTAACTTTATATCTAATATCTTCTATTTCTGTTTGTCCGTACATTGGACAATAAAGTATATCTTTTGGTTGAACTTCTAATTTAAAGAAATACGTAGTACCAGTAGAATTAAAATAAGTAAATCCAGTTGCGTATGTTATACCACTATCATAAGTATCTTGATTATATGTATAACCAGTATCAATTATGATTTTAGTTCTAGAAACATCTTGAATTTTATAGTTGTAATAATTTTCAAATATTTTCTGATTCGTTTCGTTTTGATCCTTAAAGGTTATTTTAATGATTTGATCTTTCTTAAATCCATAAGATATAAAATTAAAATCTATAGGTGCTTGATAATTTAATGTATATCCACTTAGTATAAAATTGGGGGTCGAAATTGATGAACCTGAATTTGTATATCCACTATATGAAAAATAATTGTCATTATTTTGTTGTTTTTCAATTTTCTCAATTTTTAATATTCTAGTATTCACTCCTTCATTTGGTGAATTATATCCAATAAAGATTTCTAATGGTTCAGGTATCCAGTTATAACTTTCAGATGAATCTAATTGCTCCAATTTAAAAATTAATTCATCAAATACAGTTTGTTGATACTTAGGATTATTCACCCGTGTGTAATCTTTATTAGGTTCGGTATTTAAAAAAACAACATTATTGGTTGTACTATCAATTAGAGGTTTTTGACCAGTGTAAGTCAATAGAGAATTATTATTATATGGTGTTAATTGATCTCCGGTTATATCATAGAAAAATATAGACTCATCCAGGCTATTATCATATGGTAAGCTCCAATAAGCTCTTAAATATATATCCTTCTCATATTCACCTCTGGGTTTTCTAATAAATTCTCTAGTTGAAAAATAGATAGAGACATCATTTTCACTTTCAAATACACCTTGATATGATAAGCCTATTATATCCTGAGTTAAACTAATTATATTATATTCCTTATTATTTTGACTATATGTACTTCCAGTAAGTTTTATTAACATACCTGTTGATAAACCAAAATTAAACAAATTGTTAGTACTATGTATTTCATTACCACTCAATAATATAGCTCTATTTCTTTGATGTTCGATTATTTGATAAGTTGATAAAATATTAACCATTATATTCAAATTCCAAATATCAACATCAGTACTTATAACTAAGGTGTAACCTGAGTAGTTTGAACTATATTCACTATTGATAATAAAACCATTATTTTCAAATATTGTATAATAGGTATCTATAAAACTATTTATAGTGTTGATTGTATCAGCTGAGTAACTAATATAATATTGGTTTCCATTAAGAGTTAATCTAAATCCAAATCTATCAGTATCATTATTCAAATTAAATAAAATTTCAGAACTAACTTCTGATTTGTATAAATCTTCATCTGATCTATTTGTATATTCATTATATAATTTCTCATTTGTGATTATGTTATATTTTTGAGTTAAACCATTTATTGATAAAGAAAAGTTATCTGTAATTTTAACACCATTCGTATAACCAGATACACTAAAATAATTTGTATATGAACCATATAAACTTTCAATAGATAAATAATCTATACTACTTCTAAGTGTATGATAGATATCTATACCATATTGATATAACGTTGATTTATATTTATCTACAAAAGCATCAATAGTATTAGAATTTACACTATTAGTCACACCAGTAACATAATATTGAGAGAAATTTAGAATATTTGATGTTAAGTAACAATAAGCATTTTTTATTACTATATTATTAAATGCTGTAACGTTGCCGCTTGGTGTTACTTTAATTTTTGTTATTTGATTAGATGATAGTTTCTTCTTTATTAAATAGTAACTATTTTCTTCGTCAATAACATAGTCAGGTGTAAATAAAATAGTAGTGTTAGTTGCACTATTATATACAACATTACTTATATTAAATTCTCTATTATGCATATATAAAGTACTACCAGATATACCACTTAATTGTAAGGTATCTCCTATATTAATGTCTATTGTATCACTGAGGTAGATAACATTCCATTGATTTTTAAAATAAAGTTTATCATATTTATAATATTGATAATCATCTGATTGTTGATAGTATTGTTTAAATATTAATTTTTTTGTTGATATATCTTTTGTATCAACTAATGAATCAACAATAAATGTGTAACCACTATATAATTTATTACCGAGATAATCCTCAAATATAATCTCATTTTTCTGTAATGTTGGACCACTAACAGTATAAATAGTTTCTGGTGATAGTAATCTGGCATATTTTCCAACATCTATATAATAGTTATAGATTTCTTCTGTTAGAACAACATCATTCTGTAATATCTTTGGTCTTTCGGTTAATAGACCAATTTTTAGTGTGAATATTTGATCTTTGAAGCCATTTAATTGTAATTCATTTAAATATGAATTGGTCATACCACTTTGTTTTACACTTACAATAGCATCATTAAGATCTGAATTAATAATAGAGAATTTTTTATCACTATATAAATTTTGAAAAAAATAAGTATTTCCTGATAGATTTCTATTATAATCATTAATAGAAATCATATTGAGTGAATTTACAGTACCACCTGAAATATAGGTGTAATTAAATGTACTATTATCAGTTCTAGTTAATATTAGAAAAGCGTTCTTTTTAACTGTTAAAACTGTGAAAAATTGATTGTCATTAAAATCAGCGTGTGTTATACCAGAGAATTGAATTATGGTACCAACAGGAAATTTTCTATGAAAGTTATCACCGAATATCCATTTAGAATAAAAAGAATCAGACTCGTTTACCTTTAATATATTTGTTATTATTTCATCACTAAAATCAGTTTCACTAGTAATAGTCAACCCGCTATTATTATTATATTCTAATTGTAATAAATCAACATCAATTTGAAATTCTATTGGTTCAACATTTTCGAATATGTGTAAACTTTGTGTTTTGAATGTCTGATCCGAATTTTCATCAAAAATTATTTTTCCTTCCCAGCATTCCGTATTATCATTATATTGAAAATTATGTGGATACCCCTTATTATTAAAAAATAGTAAATTATTCACTAAAAAATATTTTTTCTTATATATATAAAAAATATAATTGCTTCTGAATAATCCATATTACATTTATAAACTTTTATATTAAAAATAAATATATTAAGAAAAAAATGTAATTATGGAGATTAATCTAAAGGATAATATATTTTTCAAACCATATAATAATAAAATTAGATTAAATGAAGATATAGTAAATTTTATTTTAGATGATAAAATAGACAAAGTGCTATTTAAAGGTGAACCTAATGACATTAATTATAAACTATTAAAAAAAGTAATTCCACTATCTGGAACTAATTCTGAACCAGAATTAGTTCGAAAAAAATATCAGAATATATTAGAAATTTGCGACAATTCTCCCTATTGTATCATATACAGAAAGTAAAGAAAAAAGTTCAGATTCAAAGATTTTTCAATCTCTTTATCTTAATTCTTCTTAATTCTTTCGTTGTTACTTTTAACCATTCTTCTTTAGAATCATAATTTTTTCCTTTATAATAATATTTATCTAAAGAATCATTATTATAATCTATAGCAGGACCATTCAATCTATGATATTTGTTGAATTTTTTATACTCTACTCTATCTTTAAAGTTGATAATAGTGATTTTTTCATTATTATTTAACCATGATTCAATGTTGACATCATTAATGTAATAATCTATTAATTTGTTTGATTTTTCTTGCTTATCCTTTATGGATTCTATATTATTAATATCATTCATATCTTAGTTTTTTCATTCTGCGAGACATTTTGTCTTTATTTTTTTATATATAGTATTAAATACAAAAAGTTTATAAATGCAAAACAATATATGGAATCGAAGACTTGATTGGATCAAGAGTGGTATAACTTCGCCATTTATATATTATCAACAGAATCGTACAGAAATTTATAACGAAAATAGATTTATTTCAGTTAGTGATATTTATTTCAGACTTAATAAATATCTAACTGGTGTTACATTCACCTATGTTAATAACTTAGATGATATTTATAATATGGAAAATCTATTAACAGGTGATGGTTATTCCCTTGTTAATATGTATAATGAATATGATGTTATTGATAGAACTATGAAAAATATCATATTTGTTGATGTTGCTGCAGATACCAATATTGATATAGATTATCAATGGTTCGAAATTAATGATGTTAAATTAATACCAGGACATCTAGTATTACTAAAGAATCAAACAAATCAAACTGAGAATGATATCTATTCAGTAGATCAACAATATTTTCTAAATAACGCTGGATATTTATCAACTAGAGAAAAATCTGAAAAATTTAGTTGTAGTGTTAAGCTAGGTAAGAACGCTGATAAACAATTCTATTTGTCTAATAATGGATTAGTGTTTCCAATATTTAATGAGCCTAAATATTTTATTGAAGGTAAATCATATATTCTTAAAAATTTAATTCAATATAATCTATTGAATGATAGAACAGGTTCTACTGAATCATCTAAGATTATTTTTACTGATTATGATTTTGCTAGAAAACAATTATCTGAAAATTATAGTAGATATAATGAAATAATGATAAGTGGTATACCAGCAGTGAGTTATACATCTAATTATATAACTATAAACTATCATCATGATAGTTATATGATAAGATCCGGTTCAACAACAGGTGGTACATTTAGTAATATCGTTTCAGGTATCACAAATAGTCTAAGTGGATATACATCCGTTCCTATGCCTTTAGGTACAGATTTTAGAGTTGGTGATTATATCTATTTGAATATATTTAGTGGATCAACGTTCTTTACAGGTGGAACAACACATTTAGAAATGTGGCAATTTATTAAAAATATACAAAATAACTATATCATATTAGAGGAAACCATTCCCAGTTATATATTAACAGATTTATCTAATTGTACTTTTTTTATTGAAAATCTTAATGTTGCAACAGATTGGTATGATGCAATAGAAAAAGTGACGGACTATACACCTCATTGTGATTATTATACATTATCTGCTTTTACATGGACTAGTGGTGGTACAGATTTTATAGATATAATATTATCACCGAAAGAAAATCTATTCAATAAATATTTTGATTATGATGGATTAGTATTTCAATTTACTGATGCTTATGATGAATATATTTTTTCAACGTCAATTCCATATCTTAAATATAAATTGTATGATAAATTGTCACAGATAAGTTCAGGATTTACCTCAGGTTTTACATTTTTTAATGAGCAATTGATAAGTGGTGTGACACTGAATTCATATCTATATACTGATAATGGTAGAATAAAGATATCAACATCTCTAACAGGGCTTACCAATATTTTTAAACCCTATACATATGTCTATACTACTGCATATGGTCAAATCATTCAAAGAGCATTGGTCTATAGTGTTTCTGATTATGAGGTAATCATAGAAAAACCTAGAAATTGGACAACCTATCCAACTCAGACACAACTACCACAAGTAACATCTATTCAGAATATAGATGGTTTAAAAAATATTTCAGATATTTTATACGAAGTTTATATTAATGAAACTTATGATTGGTATATTAAAAAATCAGATAATGAGAGAAAATATATTGCTAAATCATACGCAGAATTACTAACCAATAATGATTTCTTCAGAAAAAATGTTACAGGTGTTTTATATGAAAATAATAATAATGAATTTATTTTGAAATTATATGATATTGTTAACGACTCAAATTTAACACAATTTGAATTAATAGAATTGATTTATATTGGTGCTGATAGAAAATCTAGATTACCGGTACCATTAAAATTAATTGATGATGAAGGTACCTATGTATTAAGTTGGGATATTTTAGATGGTGGTATAGATGGTATTGCAGGTATTATTTATGACGCAGGATTTGACGCAATTTTACCAGGATTTAATAATCCACCTTTAATATATACACAAATAGACGGAGGATTAGATTCTGTTTAATATTATAACAAAATATTTTTAATTGAAAAATTATATATATAGAAAGAAAAAACAATTTAATTAATGTCTAAAGTTGAAAAATATGCTAGAATAATAATTAAAAGAAGTGATATAGTTGGTTTAGCACCAACCATACCTTTAACTGGCGTAACATCATCAAATGATCACACATTATCACCTCCATGGCAAACTAGTGATATTTATACTGGTGAATTTTTCTTAAATCAAAGAGACGAGAAACTTTGGCTTAGAACCAGTGAAACTAATATTCAGCAAATTGCATTTATTAGTGATTTAAATTCAGGTGGCACAAGTGGAGTTACTTATTTAAGTCAACTCGCAGACGTTGATGTTTCAACTGTTTCAAATGGACAAATATTGGTATTTAGTGGTGGAACATGGTATAATCAAGATAATACCGGTTCAAACTTTACATATAGCGGAACTTCAGATTATCAAATTCTAATGTGGTCCGGTACTTCTTGGACCGTATCTGATAAGTTGATAGAACCAGGAAGTTTTGTTTTTTATCCTTCTGAAGGTAAAATGTATTATGAAACTCCAGAAGTTGGACACTATGAAATATCTATTTTTGGATCTAATAGTGGTTTAACCGGAGTTACAGAGAGAGATATATTAATTTTTGACGGTCAATATTGGGTAAATAGTGCCGTTACATTTTCTACTGCTGGTACTGATGGATCATCAGGTAGTTCTGGTGCAAATGGCTCATCAGGTTCATCTGGATCATCAGGCGAAGATGGCTCATCAGGCTCATCAGGTAGTTCTGGTGCAAATGGCTCATCAGGCTCATCTGGATCATCAGGCGAAGATGGCTCATCAGGCTCATCAGGTAGTTCTGGTGCA